TGCAAACACAGTAGAATACCTCATGCATAAGGGGAATTAGCTCAGTTGGTAGAGCACCTGCTTTGCAAGCAGGCTGTCAGGAGTTCGAGTCTCCTATTCTCCATTCGCTATTCGGAAATAGCGAATACATTCCTCTATAGCTCAGTCGGTAGAGCGAGTGACTGTTAATCACTATGTCCCTGGTTCGAGCCCAGGTGGAGGAGTTATGAGAGGCGATTGTACATGGTCTGAACAGTTTGGATACATCTACATATGTCTAGCAGAAGTTTCTAGGTTATGCCTTATAAAGATAAAGAAGAAAATCGTAAGTATCAGCGTGAGTGGGCTAGAAAGAATTCTAAGACTCGTAAGGAAAATCAGATTAGTTATGCGAGGAGAAAGCAGATAGTAGATGAAGCAAAGAGTCATTCATGTATTATTTGCAACAAAGAGTTTCCATCTGTCGTAATGGATTTAATTCACGTTGATCCATCACCACAAAAGTATAGTGTATCAAAATTATTACAGTTTGCTAGTTATCAAACTCTAAAGCAAGAGATAGACAAGTGTGCTCCAATATGTGCTAACTGCCATAGACTATTGGAGAACGGGTTAGTTGAGCTACCACCACTCATCATGGTGCCTTAGGGTTCAAATCTTGTCATCCCGAAAACTTAGAACCCTATTGGGGTTTCTAGGTTTTTCTGGTATAAATAAACCCGAGGACAAAGTTTTGTAAGGTCAGGGTAATCATGCCATTAACACGTTTAGATAATCTTATCAGCTCAAAAACTGGTAAGTATCTTTATGTTTCTCCAGACGATTTTAATGCTACAGATTCGTTATCTAATAGAGGTAATTCGCCTGTAACACCATTTAAGAGTATCCAACGTGCTTTCCTAGAGATTGCTCGTTATTCTTATACTCCTGGTCCATCTAACGATAGATTTGACCAGTTCAGCATCATGCTGATGCCTGGTATTCACTACATTGACAACCGCCCTGGTCTAGTAGATACCGCTGGTATTGATGAGTTCTCATTCAATCAGATCCTCAACTCATGGGGTGATGATCCTATCCTTGATGTAGGTAATCCTGATAACGTCCTTTGGAAGTTCAACAACACTGAGGGTGGTGCTATCATCCCTCGTGGTTCCTCACTCGTTGGTTATGACCTTCGTAGAACAACTGTTCGTCCTCTCTATGTTCCCGATCCTGCATCGGTAACAGTTCCTCGTTCTGCTATCTTTAACGTAACTGGTGGTTGCTACTTCTGGCAGTTCACTCTAAAGGATGGTCAAACAACTGCTGAATCTCCTCTATTCAACCCTGCTACTGGTAGTGGTGAAGTTTACTATGATCCTACTGACTTCACCAAGAAAGCAGCACCTAACTTCTCTCACCACAAACTAACTGTATTTGAATACGCAGACAAAGAAGAACTGCAAATCTATTACAGAAAAGTTGCTAAGGCATTCTCCCAGTATCAACCAACCATTGATGATGTATCCCCCGAGGGTATTCCTGAGTTTGACTTTAACATTCAGGAAAACAGAATCGTTGGTCCTCTATCTGACTCTCGTGTTATTGAGTCGCTTAAGTTTACTGATGCTACAACCAATCCTTCTATCCCAGCATCTACAACTGAGATTGAAGTAACAACAAAGGTTGACCACGGATACTTTGCTGGTCAGTTTGTTGCTATCTCTGGTACAGAAGTTGATGATGAGATTGAAGGTTTCTGGGGAATCTATGACATCTCTGATGATCCTCGTAAGTTCACCTACCGTGTTCCTTTCGTTGTATCTGGTATCGGTCAGGGTCTATCCTCAGGTATTGAGGTTAGCGTAGATACTACTCCTGCACTAGGTCAGAACGCACAGGTTCTTGCTGAAGTTGACTCTGTTGAGTCCGCATCTCCTTATGTCTTCAACGTCTCAATCCGTTCGGTCTGGGGTATTTGTGGTATCTGGGCAAATGGTCTGAAAGCCACTGGATTCAAATCCATGGTTATCGCTCAGTACACGGGTGTTTCGCTCCAGAGAGACGACAGAGCGTTTATCCGCTACGATGAGTATGCTAACACTTGGAACCAAGCATCACTAGTAGACGCATTTGCTACGGTTCCTTATCACGCGAAGGGTGATTCCTACTGGAAGGATGACTGGAGAAACTTCCACGTTCGTGCTTCGGAAGATGCATTCATCCAGAACGTTTCGATCTTCGCTGTTGGTTTTGCTGATCACTTCCTGATGGAGTCGGGTGGTGATATGTCGATCACCAACTCTAACTCAAACTTCGGTAATACCTCACTACACGCTATTGGTTTCAAAGGATTCTCCTTCAACCAAGATAAGGCAGGTTATATTACCGACATCATTCCACCTCAGCAAGTTACTGAGAGTGAGACAAACAGAGAGAAAGTTCTCTACTATACTATTGATGTTCAGGGATCTATCCAAGATCCAAACAATACAACCAAACTATATCTTGGCGGTACAGATCTAGACAATCCTCTTGATCGTCCTGCTGCTACTATCGGTGGATATAGAGTTGGTGGTAAGTCAAATGATAAACTCTATGTTAAACTAGACCAGAAGAATGGTATTGATACCTTTGAGGCATCACTACAACCAACTGGTTTCGTTAAGTATATTGCAAAGGGTTCTGTACTAAACCCATCTGATTTCACGGGTAGCAACCTAGATTACGGCGGTGGTATCACTGGTGATCTTAATGTTAGCGTAGATGCTGCTAACTTGATTGCTAGCAACCGTCGCATGATTCAGGAGGAAGTCTTCGGTTATATCCTAGAGAAGTATCCAAGACTCCAGAACATTTCATATGTTAATCCTGGTCTAGATCCTGCTGCTGGTCGCTACTTTGATTCACGCAACCTAATCCTCAACAACCGTCAGGAGATTGTTGACACAGCATACGCTCAGATGCTGGAAACATTCCCCAACTATGATGGCAACAATGGTAATACATTTGGTGATAAGTGTAAGCGTGATATCGGATTTGTTGTTGATGCTATTGCAGAAGACCTCAGAGATGGTGGCAACGCTAACATCATTGCTGCAACCAGAGAATACTTTGATGGCAATGGTGATCTAATTGACAACGGTCTAGTTGGCGAAGAGCAACCTGCTGTATTTGCATTTAACAGAGCAAGAGATCTCTGCAAGAAAGCAATTGCTAACTTACTACAAGTTAAGGCGACAATCTATGATCCAGAAGATCCCAGCATCCTAACTCCTTATGGTGTTGTCGCTGGTAGCACTGGTTCTGCTGCTCTAGGACTCAACAGCGAAGGTGTTACTGTTGATGATGCTAACAAGCAAGATCCTGCTGGTCGTTATAAGGATGCTCGCAATCGTATTGTTGCTAACCGCGAGTTTATCCTTGACGCAGCACTAGCAGAAGTTGGTGTATACCATCCTGATTTCTACATTCCTGGTGATTCACAGACTAATTCAGATTCACGTTTTGCTGATGCTTACAGACTAATCCGTCGCAACAGCAAGGAGATTTCGGATAGAGCACTTGCTGCTATTGCTGTAGACTATCCTGATTTCTACTTCCCAGGTGATGCTCAGACAACTGCTGATTCCCGCTTCTACGATTCATATCGTTTGATTGAGCAGAATAAGGATCAGATTGTTGACACTGCCCTAGCACAGATTGCTGTAGAGTATCCTGATTTCTACTTCCCAGGTGATGCACAAACAACTTCGACTTCTAGATTTGCTGATGCATATCGTCTAATCCAAGAAAACAAAACAGAGATTGTTGATGGATCATGGACTAACATGGTCGGTGCAAACCCTTCTGTTGCTGGAACTGAAACCAAGTGTAAGCGAGACTTGGGATACTTTGTTGATGCTATCTCCCTTGACGTATTCATGGGTGGCAACAAGTATGCTCGTAAGTTTATCTCTGAATACTTTGATGGAAATGGTCAGTTCATCACCAATGGACTAGATGGTGAGGAAGCAGCAAGCAAGCGTGCTTTTGAAGAAGCAAGAGACTTCATGCGTCAAGCAGTTGCTAACCAGTTGACTGAAAGGGATCTTAGTGTAACTGCTGATCCTGCTACTGGTTCTAACTTAGATCCAGCATCTTGTGCTGATGTCCAGTCTGCAATTGATACTCTAACTGCAATTGCAATTGACGTTCTAGATTCCAATTCAGCTAACTACAGAAGTCTTGCTGGTCTACCTGCAGAAACTCCTTACACAAGTGAGACAGGAGAACTCAAGTGCCGTAGAGATATTGGATACTTTGTTGATGCAGTTGCACTTGACATCTTCACCCGTGGCAATGAGTATTCACACAGATTTGCTACCGAATACTTTGATGCAAACGGAAGTCCAATCAGCAACGGTCTTGTAGGTGAGACAGCAGAAAGTATTACTGCTTTCAACAAGGCAAGAGACATGATGAAACTTGCCGTCACCAACGGACTTTATGAGAAGGATCTAACTATCACTGCTGATCCTAACACTGCTCCTGACAATCAAGATCCTACATCTTGTGCCGATGTTCAGTCTGCAATTGACACACTAACCAGTATTGCTGTAATATTCATCCAGAATGGAAACCTTAACTCAATGCCTATTGAGGTCAATAAGGGATCTGCTCCTGCTGGAATGACGAAGTGTGGTCGTGATATTGGATACTTTATTGATGCTATTGGTGTTGACATCTTCACTGGAAGCAATAAGCACACAAGAACATTCATTAAGCAATACTTTGATGGTAATACCCCAATCTCTAATGGTATTCATTCCACTCAACTAGAGAAAGATGCTAGCGAAACTGCATTTGAAACCGCTGCAAACTTTATGCGTCAGGCAGTTTCAAACCAACTGTACTACAGAGATCTAACTATCACTGCTGACCCAGCAACTGGAGACAACGAAGATCCAGCATCTTGTGCTAACGTACAATCGCAGATTACAACTCTAGCGACTTACGTAACTGATTCTCTAGCTGCTGGTTATAATGTCGCTAGCGATCTACCTGCTGAGACTCCTTCTAACTTCCTAACAGGTGAGACTAAGTGCCGCAGAGACATCGGACATATTGTTGATGCTGTTGCACAGGATCTCTGGTTTGGTGGTAATGAGTATACCATTGCTGCAACTAAGGAATACTTCAACAACAATGCTCTAATCAGCAACGGTGTTGACAACGAAGTTGGTCCTTCTATCACTGCATTCAAACGTGCTGCCGATCTAATGAATCGTGCAGTTAACAACCAATACTATGATCGTGATCTAACTCTAACTCTAGATCAGGTTGGTGATCCTGCATTCGTCGCTGACATTCATGCTGATGCATATAACCTTGTTCTAGATAATAAAGAGTTCATTGCTAAGGAAGCATATGAGCGTATGCTTACCGCATATCCTTCTTATGCTCCACAATCTGGAAACACTGAGCAAGACTGCCTAGATGACGTTTATGACGTTCTAGAAGAGGTAATGTATGATGTTAAGTTTGGTGGAAATGCTAGAACTTATGATGCTGCTGAAGTTTATGTAACTAACACACTTAACGGAGAAGCAATTGAAACCTTCATTGACGCTGAGCGTGATGAAGCAGCAAGAGTATTCTCTGAAGCAAAGACAATTGCTATCCAGTGTTTAAGAAATGAGACTGTAAGCGTATCTGCTAACAACCCACTAACCCAGAAGAAGGATCTAACAATTGTAGACGACTGGGATATTGAAGCTAAACTTCCTACATGTGGATCTGCAGCTGGTGCTGTTGACACCTTGATGGACATTATCATCCAAGCAATCGGAACTGATGCTGGTGTTGGCAACCTCAGTGGTGTTGTTAGAACTGCTCCTGCACAACCTACCACCTACACACTAGGCAACTGCTCTGATGTTCTGGCGACAATTGATACTCTTATCGGTATCGTTTGTGATTCTCTCCTTGCTGGAGATCTTGAATCACTACCACCTCTCAGCACTGGAAACTGGGATTGTGCAAACGTTCGTACCTCAATCGAGAATCTATTTGATATTCTTACCGATGCAATCAGCAGTGGATCACTTGCTGATCTGCCAACTGTAAATGTTGGAGACTTCATTGTTAATGCTGAAGAGTCCAAGTGCTTCCGTGATGTATCTTACATCGTTGATGCTATTGTTAATGACCTCAGATATGGTGGCAACATCAACAGCATCCAAGCAGGTGAAGCATACTTTGTTGGTGCTCAACTAGATTACATTGATGGTGAGGCAGTAGAAACTACTGATGCTTGGAACTATGTCGGTCAAATGGCAATCGCAGCAATGCGTAATTTTGACTTCCTTGCATTCAATTGTGTCACCACTAACTCTACTTCTCTGGTTAGCATCCCAACTCCAGACGGTGGAACTAGAGATGTTGCTGCTGCTTCAATCATTGACGTTGGAGATACTAGTGGTATTCTAATTGGTATGAGACTTGAGGCTTATCCTACAGGTTCTTACACCAATGGATTACTCAACGCAGGTCTAACATATGAAGACGATCACGTTGACACTAACATCCCAGCAGATGCTTATGTTAAGAGCATCATTGACTCTAACAGAATTGAGATTGGTGTAAATAACTCACGTCTTGAGACTGGAAACAATGTTAATTGTGGTCAGGTAAGCAGCAGTCAGAGCATCTACTTCACCTATCCTAAGGGACAGTGGGCAAATACACTTCCTGAGACTGTAGTTGTTGGACCAGCAGGAACTGGCGAAGATGTCATTCAGGACACCACAACTTCTGCTTCTCAACGTGAGTGTGCTTCTACAGCAGCTGCTATCCTCCAGTTGACTGATAACATTACAACTATCATCAACACAGGATTAACTAAGACTGTAAATGGCATTGAAGTTCCTACCATTGATCGTGTAGAACCATCCTTCAACACTGCTCTACTTGCATCTAGAGCAACTGTATTCACCATTGATACAACTGGTACTGGTTCAACTAACGCACACGACTTTGAGACTGGAACACCTGTAAGACTTGTTCCACGTCCTCGCTTTGATGTCGCTAGCGGCAAGTATGTTGACGTTGATAAGCGTCTTGTCAGACTACCTAAGGGATTTGAAACTAACGAAACATATTATGTAATCGCTCCTGGTAGAGCGACACAACCTGTTGATTACAGTGGAACCACATACTTCAACGGTGCTGATCAAACCAAGTTAATGCTTGCAACCTCTAAAGAGAATGCTGCTGCTGGTATCTACATCTACGCTGCTGAAACAGAGAGCATTGATCCTGATGTAGAGATTGATATCTACCAGTTTGTTATTGATGATAAGTATGATCTCCATACTTATGCATGTAATCTTGTCAACACTGTTGTTGGTGGTATTGAAACTGATATCTCACACATCTTTGACAAGCCTTCACCTTCAACCACACCTCAGAAGGTATTCTTCAGAGCAATTGAAGGTAGCGATCTACCAGATCTATCTACATCATACGCTAATGATCCTACTGTCGCTATCACCTCTGGTGTTAATGCAGGTAAGATCAATCCTAACGTTGAATTCTATGTTCGCTATCAAACCAGCAAGGTCTTCACAATTCACAAGAGTCTTGCTGATGCACAAGCAAACGTAACCCCAATCCAATTCAACAATCAGAACGGACCATTCAGAGTATTTGCTAACAAGAAGCGTAGTCCAATGCGCTTTGATCCATACTTCAATGGTGCTGATACTGATAATGGTAAGTGGTATCTCAATTGTGTTGATAGAATCACTGGCGAGTCAAACACTGATATTGTATACAGAGAAATCTTCTACAGAATTAATGAGACTGACTACGCTAGCAAGCCTACCACAACTGATACATGGTATGAGCGTGTTAATGACGAAAGAGAAGCAAACGAGAGAACCTATAAACTCCGTTATGTCATTCCTAAGTACATTGAGAATGCAAGAGATCCTATCAATGGATTTGTCATTAAGACAAGAACTGACGATACTCGTAGATTAGTTCCTCAGAAAGTTCTACTCAAGCCTGTCGCTGGTAATGTTTATGGTGCTCGTTTTGAGAACCCACAGCAACCAGGAGAATTCATCGGTTATACTCAAGCAGACTTTGATGCTGATGATACCCTCAATCAGGAGAATGCATACGATCCATTCAGAAGACCTCTAACTGGTGAGAACCAGGATACTGACTACAGAGCGATTGCAAGATTTAACTCTGGTATCGCTGCTACAATTCAGTCTGGTCGCTATGTTCAAGACGATCTAGATCCTGCTATTGAGTATCTAGAACTAACAGTCTTTGATCATGCTGTTGATACAAAGAACTTCCCTGGTCTAAGAAATGAGATCTTTACAACAGTCAAGATTTCTGCTCCTCAGGGCGGCGACTTTGTTCCTAACAAGACCCAGAAAATCAACACTAACGCTGTCTCGTTCACTGGTAATTCTTCTGGTACTGCTTACATTCACGCTTACTACACTGTAGAAGGTGATCACTTCCTAATCCTCAAGGGTATCAGTGGTGCTAAGGGTATCAATTCCCTAGAGTTTAGTGAGTTTGCTAACACCAGATTCCAACAGGGTAATGTCTTTGCTGATATGCTGGAAGACCAGGATATGGGCAAATCGCTACCTCTGAAGACACATATCCGAAAAAATTTCCCAGAGTATTATTACAAGCAAAACGGCGCTAACGTTTATACCATCACCCCTGGTGATCGTATTCAGGATGACGCTGGTATTGAATACTACGTTTACTCTGTTGCAGATGCTGGAGTCATTGAAGATACCTTCTACATCTTTGATAGTCAAGAACTCCAGAAGCGTATCCCAGGTCAGCAAGATGGTGTCTACTATCTAACTGCTCTCCGTGGTAATATCTCACCTTATCCAACTGGTGCTGGTGTATCTACCAACTTCCGTAAGTTTAAGTTCTCTCAACCTGTAGGTAAGATTTATCCTCTCAACTACAGAAATGATCCTCTCTGGTTCACCAAGAATGGTACAACTGAGCAAGAGAAGAACTACTACTCACAGTTGATTGATCCACCTCAGTCATACTCTGCTGCTGACAACTACATTCATGGTAAGGTCACAGTTAACGACACCAAGAACTCTGTAACCAGAGAATTGATGTATGACTTGACAAATCAACCAGCATTTGTAGAGAACACATATACTGGTTCTAATGAAATCAAGGCACAGACAGGTAATGCAACTTCTGGTTCAGAAGATCGTCGCATTCCTATCTCTGGTGATAGTGGAGTTATCACTGATCAGAGATACTACGTTGAACTTCGTAGACCATCTATTGCTCGTGCTGGAAACCATACGTTTGAATACCTTGGTTTCGGTCCTGGAAACTACTCCACAGGTCTCCCAGCGCGTCAGGAGATCGTTCTAGAACCCGAAGAGGACTTCTACGCACAAAGTAAGAAACAGGACGCTGGTATCGTCTTCTACACGGGTATTAACTCCCAGGGTGATCTCTACATCGGTAATAGAAGAATCAACGCTATTACTGGTGAAGAAACCTTCATCGATAGAGCAGTTCTTGCTGACGATGGAGATGCTGATGACGTAATCGGACAACTTGTTACCACGTTTGACACGCCTGTAACGTTTAACCAGAACATCACAATCGTTGGTGGTCCAGATGGTGAACTCGTTAACAATGTTAACTCACCTCTACTAATCAACGTTCCTGATCAGCAACTAACAAATCAAAATGCTCCTCTAGTAATCTACTCACTAGTAAGCGCATCTGATCCTGTAACTGGTCTCCCACAAGATGCTACCCTCAACAGAGATAGCTTCTTCCCCAACGCTACTGGTGATATTCGCATCGGTAAGAACAGAGTTGATGCTGCTATCTTTGGATTCAACTCAAGAGGTTCAGGTCAAGGTTATAAGATCCAGACATCTTCCCCAGGTGGAATTGGTTCTAACGTCACGCCTAACCAGGACGAGATTGTTTCTGCTGGTGGTTCTAGACTCAATGCTGAACAGTACATCACTTATGGTGGAACTGTTCTTCCTGAGACTGGTGATCTTACCCTCAAGGGTGGTTCAATCGGTAAGAATGGATCACTTGGTTGGATCTATGCTAACATCTACACTGATATTCCTAACAATATCATCGCTGCTCTAGAGGTTATCGTAGATCAGAGCGTAAACATTGCTAAGTTTACCTTCATTGATACCAGCAACAATGAAGTTTCTATTGGATCGCTCAATATCAAGGCAAGTTCTGAGATTAGAATTAACAATCTCAACTACAATGGTCTTGTTAATGGAACTTGGAAGGTAGTTAATACTCCATCTTATCCATACAATCCAGCAGAAAACTACGTTTACTTTGAAATCAACCCAAGAACAGGATCACCAATTGGTGCATTCAACTTAACTTGGAGCGATATTCTAAATGATGCAGAGAATCCTTCACCAAATGCTGTTGTTTCGTTCTCTGTATCTAACTGGAAGGAAGTAGGTGTTCTAGGTTCTGAAGCAATCAGAACTGAGACTGAGACCTATGGAGACTTCAAACTAGGTATTAACACAATTGCAAGAGCAACTCACAGTGCATATACCAATGCATTTGTTGAGACTCAGAACACTGATCCTCGTGCTAACCTAGACGTTGTTGGTAATGCATACATCAGCGGTCGTAAGATGACTGACTGGTTGGCAGAAGATAACTACAACGCTCGTGAGAGAAATAGAATCTCTGATGCATTTGTTGTTGGTTGGAACGATGAAGCTTCACCTAACAGCAATGACATTGATGCTGTTGTCGCTGCATTCCGTATCTCAACTATTAACTCTGCAATTCTAGAGTCTGGTAGAGGAGACAACGAGAACAAGGTTGGTATTAACATCACCAACGCAGAACTAGATAGAGCACTTGTAGTCAAGGGTGACGCTAGATTTACTGAAGATGTACGCTTTGAGCGTGATATTGAAGTTAATGGTAATGGCACAATTGCCGAGATCAGAACTTCTGAGACCGTTGGTACTTTCAATCTACTCAACGATCCTACGTTCGTTGGTGGTGATGACTCTGCAGGACTCAATCTTGCTGGTTATGCTAAGACAATCAGAATTGGTGATTTCACAACTGACGACCAGTGGATCTACATTGGTGATAAGGCAGCAGCAGACCAGTTTGTAAGAATTGGTAGTGCAGCAAATCACTCCAATATCTTTATCGGCAACATTGATGCTGATGCTGCTATTTCCAGAACCAAGATTGGTGGTGCATACAACCGTCTATCTTCACTATCTACTGTTGACTTTGAGACCAAGCAGGTCACCTTTGCTGGTGATGTTACCTTCGGTCTTAACAAGCAATTAGGTGGCGACAGAAACGATGCTGAGCAAGTTGTTACGCTCAGAACTGAAGCAGGCGTTGTCAGCTTCTTCTCTGGTAATACTCAGACTATTGACTTTGCTCTAAACGCATCTGAAGTTAATATCGCTGGTCAGGGTGGTACAACAACAATCAGAAACAGTCTTGAAATTGATGGTGCTACAACCTTCAATTCAAGTGTTAAACTCTGTGGTGGTGTTTCTGCATTCTCCTTCGTTGGTGCAAGAGCACAACTTGGTTCCACTGCATTTGCACATGATGATGGTATCCTCGGACCTACAACATTCAACCAGAACGTAGACCTAATCAACGTATTTGCTCTACCAGAGTCTGATCCAAACTACAACAGATTGGATACCGCTGGTTCTGATCCTTGGGGTGGTACTGAGTATCAGGCATTGATTCCTGGCGGTGGTCCTGAAGATGCTGATCTTCCTGCTCTAACTGGTGATCAGTATTATCTACCACTACTCAATGCTCCTGGCGATTACTTCCAAGAAGGTGATTACCTAATCCTTGATACTGTAGTTGATACTCTAGAGCAGACACATCCTGAAATTGTACGTGTTGTTCCTGGTGGTCTAGTAGGTGCTGAATCTGCTCCTTACTACCTAATCGTTCAGAGACAACCATTCGGTACATTTACTGCACTCAAGACAAATCACCCAGATAGATCTAACCGTAGAACACCAATCTACAAGGTCAATATCGCATTTGATTCTACCTGGACTGAGCAAGCAATTGATGGTGCTGGTACAAACGAGAATATCTATCTCGCAACGTTTGGTGGAACTCTGCAAACTGGTAGAGATTACATCATCGTTGATCGTGAAGATACAAATGACGATGGAGTCTTTGATCAGGGTGAAGTATTCAAACTTGTCTCTTCACTTGATCAGGTTAATAAGAAGTTCCAGATTCTTAGTGGTTGCCCAGATGGTGATGTTCTCTTTGAAGTTGACAGCGTCACTGGTGAGACAATCATCGGTAATGACGGTGTTGATGGGGAGAATGGAAAACTAACTATCAACGGATCGTTTAAATTTAATGGCGGTTGTAAGACTGGATCTAAGACACAGTTTACTGGTAATGCACAGCAAGGTCTAACTACAATCACTGCAATCCCAGATACATCTGGTCTTGAAGTTGGTGATTATGTACAGATCTTCACTGGTGGCGGTACTGTTACCCTTGAGCAAAATAGATTCCCAGAAGATTCTGGTGAAACTAGATTCACTGATCCTCAAATTGTCAGCATTGTTGGAAACGTTGTAACTCTGAACGTTCCATTCACTGGTGCTGGTTCACAAGAAGGAATCACATTTGAAGCTTCAACTGATGAGAAGTTTAGAATTACCGACAGAGTTCGTGATATCTTCACGATTGATGGATGCTCAGGTGATACTGTAATCGGTAATCCAAGTGGTCAGATCTATGTAAACAGAGCAAGATTCAACACTACTTCTGCTGCACATGCTGCTGGTGATACCGTATACGTCATTCTTAAGGATCCAAAGGTTGATAACAACATTGCAACAACCTTCGTTGATACTTTAACTCCAATTACAACAACTGCTACTCAGTTAACAGTTGATGATATCTCTGACTTTGAGACTGGTGATTTTATCCTCGTCGGTTATGGAAGCGGTGGTAATGAAGAATTCATGCAGGTATCTGGAACCCCAGTTGCAACTGCTGGAACTTCTGGTTATCTACCTGTCAATCGTGTTGGAAGCATCCCAGAATTCGCGGGTGCTGCAAACATCCACCAGGATGGTGAGAGTGTATGGAGAGTTCTTGTTAGAGAGACAACAGTTCTAACTGATGATGTTGATGCTGGTGTTCAAACTTCTATCATTCTCGGATTAGAGAATAGCGATCTTGTTCCATTCTTCCTAGATCGTGAATACTTCATCGTTGTAAACTCTGAAGTCTTTGAGGTAACCAACACCACAACTAACGATGGTGGAACTGAACTAGTTAAGACTAACTATCACCATGGTCGTCTAACAGTTTATGATGATGTTAAGTTTGTTGGTTCTAACTTTGAGATCACTGGTACAGATAACAACGTACCTATCCTCAAGTTGATCAACAACGAAGAGCACCACTTTGAAGGTGGCGCACTTGATATCAATGCTGAGACAGATATCAGCGGTACGCTAAGAATCTTCCCATCCAAGTGTGTTGAGGATCCTGATGCAATCCAATTTACTAATAAGTCATTCACTCCAACATTTAGAGTTGAACCAGAATTTGGTGATACTTTCGTTGGTAGACTACTTGATGTCGCTGGTATTCAGTCAACAGTTGCATCACAATCACAGAAGATCCTAGATGTTAGAAATCTAGGAAATGGTGGAACTAAGTCCTTCACAATCAGACAAGATTCGTCAATTGATGCATTTGGATACACTGGTTGGAAGAATAAGAACGGCGGACACATCACTAAGTTCGTCAACGCACAAGCGACCCTAGAAGTCAATATAAATTATATTGTAGCGGTAGCTCCTTCTACAGGTGCGCTTGTTCTAACTCTACCATCTGATGCTGAAACTGGTGATACCATCAGAATCACAGAAGTCGGTGGACAACTAACTTACAACAACTCACTCGTCATTCGTGCTCCAATTGTGGGCGGTGAACCAGTTGCAGTCCAAGGTGATACCGAGGGCACTAAGTTAGGTGGTTTGTCAACTCCATATTCTTCTGGTGAACTAGTCATTCAAAACAGAAACGCTTCCTTCGGACTCGTTTATGTTGGACAAACTGATGGAGATAACTTCATCCCCGCTGCATACCAAGGTTGGTGGTTAACTGAACTCTGATGGCATTCTACAACAGACTAAAGACAATGAAGAGCGCCCCCATCGGCACTATCATGCCGTGGTCGGGTAGCTCTTCAAGAACGGGAGCTAATCCTGATGGTATCCCTCACGGGTGGATTCCATGTGATGGAACTTCATACCCAGCACAGGATTATCCTTTGTTGGCAGCACACTTGGGAAATACTTATGGTCCCACTGATGAGGCTATTCAAGGAAACTTTCCTGATTTTGATGATGCTGATTTGTTTAGAGTTCCTAATCTAAACGGTCGTGCCATGATTGACCTTGAGAGAGAATATCTCTTACAAGAAAAATATCAATACAACCAACCTGATGCTGAGCAAGTAATTGGTGATCTCATTTCTGAAGATGGAACTGGTGTCACACCACCTGCTATCTACAGTGCTGATACTGATTTGCTATTTGAAATGGATCCTCTGGACAACATGGCGGGTAGGATTCAAGAATTTACGTTGAATGACCCCACATGGTCTAAGACATACTATACTATTGGTAGAAAACTAGGTATTGACCATACACCAGGACACAAACATAGTGGACAGTATACTACTGCCGTTCCTTCTGGTAAGTATGTGCAGGTATTTGAAGCACCAACATTCCAGACATCTGGTTCTCCAAACTATGAATCGGCAAACCTAACAGGTGTTACATCATCTGATGGTGCTGACGTTTGGACTAATGGATTTGGATCTATTACTTATTATGATGAGAACACTCTTGTTTTGTCTGATAGCACAAAAACTTTTACACAACAAACAATCCCCAATGTTGGATTAACTAGAAATATTCCTCCTTCTGGTGCATATTCGGGTAGTTTTTCTGACACATATAACTACAATCACCAAGAAGTAGCACACACTGGAGTATTCCCTGTTCCAATTCAAAGTTTGCTTGGAAGACCAAATTATATTGGTGGAGATGATACAATAACATATCCAACAAACTTAAGTCATGCTGCTGAAAACTTTACTGAAGCAAACCTCGCTAACCACAACCACTTCAGTTTTGACATTACAATGAACAAGAGTGGATTGAGAGCACCACAAAACCTTGCTATCAATAACATTCAGTCATACACGGTTAATGTGTCTGACATTGAAAAGGCATTAAATATTGTTATGGACAACAATACTCCATCACAAACGATCATCATGATCATTAGGGCATACTAAAATGGCAGCATTTTTAAACCAAGAAAGAGCAAAGATCGGAACAACGACGGGAACTATTATTGCGTTCCCTAAAGAACTTGATATTAATGATCCTGCAATTGGCGTTGGATTAAATTTATTGCCTGCAGGATACATTAGATGTGATGGTAGTGTCTATAATGAAAATACATATCCAGCACTTGCACAGATCTTGGGACTTGGTGATGCTTGTGTGTTTAAACAACCTGATGTTACACTGAATGCTGATCAGTTTCAAGTTCCAGACTTAAGATCTAAATTTATCCGAGCATCTAGTGCATCTGATCAGGGTGTTCTTAATGATAATACAGTTCTTAGTGCAACTGGATTGACAGTAGAGAAATCTGGTGTTGGTGTTCAGGTATCATCTAACGTTGGATCTACTGCTGTTGTTGATCTCTTTGGACAGTTTAGAATTCCAGCACTATCTGAGGATCTTAGAGGTAATGTTGCATTTACTAGACCAAGAAACCCAGACGAAGAAATCGTACCAGCTACAGCATTTCAACCACACGCACACTACACTACAACATATAGATGTAGAATCAAGAGAAGATCTGGTAGTGATGTGTTTGAATTGAACTACTATACTAACGCATCTACTATCGGTGTTGGAAACTGGTTTGATGCTACAGATGAGCAACCAGCATGTAAGTTCTACGCACAATCTGAAGTTTGGAATAGTGGATCATATACATCTGGTGGTACTGGAACAACATTTGAATACTATGGTATTTGTAAAGGAAGTTGCTCTGGATTTGACACTAGTTGCTTGGTTCCTGCTGGTAAGAGCTATCCTGTTGATACTACTCCAGAAGGTCCATGTTATGTTAACGTTGTTCTACTCGGACAATTTGAAATGGGATGTGCTGCCTCAAGTTATACTGTTGGAGCAAACTACGTTGAGGGAGCAGATGGTGTAGGAAGCGATAACGTTCCTCTTTCTGGTGATAATGGATATTCACACAATCAATCACTAGCAAACGTACTTCCATTTGATACTTCTGTTGATGGCACTCAACCAGCATATCCTCAAATTTCAAACACTGTTGAGACAACTGAAGCATTTGATTATGAAGAAGATCCAACTCAACATACGCATAATATCTCATACGAAATTTCTGAGACGAATTATACGTTAAATACTAGTGAGTTCTTTGTTAGTACAGAGGGCATGGAAGCGTCTGTAAATATTCGTACAGAAACAGATACAAAGATTGACAATCTAATCGCTCCCTTCATTATGGTTGACTATCTAATCAAGATCTAGTATGTCCAGAAATATCCGCTCTAATTATCTAACAGATAAAGTAACTTTTGGTGCATCTACTATGCCGATTGGATCTATTGTTCCAATCTTCAAAGCAGATGACGATAAGGTTGCAGATAATGGCGTTGTAACTCAACTTGGATCAGTTGTCGCTGGTGCTGGTGGGGGAAGCGGGTATTTTACTGATCTTGGAACAACTTCTGGATATCCAACAGGTCCAATTGAATTAACTATTCAACCAGGAAATTTATCTGTTGGTAATGATGAGATTACCTATCCCAATCATCCATTCATTGATGGTGATAAGATTACGGTAGTGGAAGCAGAACAAGCACCAAACATTGCTAAACTTGGTGGTTCTATTCAAAGTTTTACGGTAACCAATGGTGGATCTGGATATACATCTCCTCCAAATATTCAAGTTACTGATAATGGTAGTGGACCTGTATCTGCTGGATCTTTCTCTGTTGTAATTAACAATGGATCCGTCACCCAAATCAACGTATTAAATGGTGGCGAAGGTTATCAGTTCCCTCAGGTTTCTTTTACTGGTGGCGGTGGATCTAATGCTGCTGCTACAGCACAATTATCTCCTGGTGGTGATGGTGGTGTTCAGTTTGAACGTGGATTTACTTTTTATGTTCAATATGTAGATGCCAGCACTTTTAGAATCGGTAGAAGTAATGCTGACATCCTTGCTGGAAAGTATTACAACGTCACTGATCTTGGATCTGCTGGTACATTTAAACTTGCATCAACAACTGGTTTTGGACTGAGAGTTGGTATTGCCGCAAACTTAGATGGTTCTGTTAATTTTGCTACAATTAAAAGTCCTGGATATGGATACGAAGACGGTGATGTAGTCTATATTCTACAACCTGGAAGTGATGGTCTTGCTAGAGTAGAAATTGTTTCTACAGTAAGTGATACAGGTGATAATCCAGAAGAACAATATCCTGGATTCTTATATTGTGATGGTGGTGAATATAATGCACAGGACTATCCATTATTGTATGAGATTCTGAGTAATGATTATGGTGGCACTGGAGGAACATATAATCCATCTGATTTTGGTCAGACTAGTGCAGTAACATTTAAAGTTCCTGACTATAAAACTAGAAAACTAGTTGGAGCAGGCGGTGGTGTTTCTGGTGGAGGATCTCCTGTATCAGGTAATGTCATCTCCACAGTTGGTGCTACTGGTGGTAAATGGTTCTTCTCTAAAAATGATCAGGAAGCATTATATGACATTGGTAATATTGTTATCAGTGGATATGATAATGTGACCGATTTTGTTGCTGGTACTTTGAGTGGTGATGTTACCATTAAGATTGGACCTTTACAAGAAAAATTAATTTCTGCAGTTCCAGAACACGAACATGCTATTCTTACATCAGAAGCACCAGAAGCAGGTGCATTTGAGGGTGCTGGATTCTTTGCTGATGATCACTCTGCTGGATTTAAGAATGGCACAGGACAGGTTAACTTCTTCCTGCCATCTGGTGGTGTTCCTTTATTCCACACTCATGGTATTGTAGATTATGTTATCCCAGATCCTAACGCATCAACATATGGTAATGTTAGTGGAATTGGTGAAGTTATAACCAAAACTTTCAATGCTACGGCAATTGTTTCTACTGGAACTTCAACAACTATTACTATTGCTGCTCATGAACTACAGACTGGATATAAAATTAGGGTTTTAGATAATCCACAATCTACAATCGCTACAGTTAATGTAGATGGTGTAGCTACTTCATTCGCCGCAAATACTGAATGGTATGTAATTAAAGTTGATAACGATACAATTAAATTAGCAAAGAGTAGATATGCTGCTCTTCGTCTGCAAGAGTTGCAGTTCTCTACAAATGGCAACTCTGCTGATATTACTATTGAGACACACTACGCAGCTGCTGGTAATTTCCCATCGGAACTTATTACAACGATTATCACACCAACTCCAACTTCATATGATATTGATGACAACTATGTAATTGGTGGCAAACCAGTTATTATTCCTGGTGATACGTTCTCAACAACTGTCCAAAAACAAAATCAAACAACTTCTGGTACATATTCTGTTCCTGCACCTACAGCAGATGAACTCCCACTAACATCTATTGCGGTAACTCTTGGTGGTGCTGGTGGTTATGGTGCTACTACTGATTCTGCTCCTGGTGGTGGAGGAAATACAACATACACATTTAGTGCTAGTGGATACACTTATGAAGTGAGAGCAACTGGTGGTAGTGGTGGTACTACTGGAAGTTCTGGTGGTAATGGTGGTGGAGGTGGAGCAGGTTTCATCTATGTTAAGAGTGGTGGAACTACAGTACAAACTGTTAGTCTTTCTACAATTACTCCTGGCACAACAAATGCACTTACAGGCGGTGTTGAATACACACTAGTTTCATATTATGCAGGTCAGTCTGGAACTGGTGGTAGTTCATCTCAGGGTGGTACTGGTGGTGCTTCTTCTTATATTGGTGGAGCAGGTGGCGATGGATCTAGAACATTATATACTGGAACTAATAATGTAACGCAGTCATTTACATCACCATCTTCTAGTTATCAGTCATATAATATCCCGAATGATTGGCCACTAGATCAACTTCAAGCAGAAGTTAAAGGTGGTGGCGGTGGATCTGGTGGTCGCGGCGATGGCGGCGACTGGTTCCCTGGAAATGGTAATGGTGGTAAGAGAGTTACTGCTAACATTAACCCTGGCAACAATGGTACTTTGAGAGTATATGTTGGTGGTGGTGGTAATGCTGGCGGCAACCGCTCGGGTGGTTCTGGTGGTGTAGGTTTTGCTACTGGTGGTAATGGTGGTAATGGTACTGGCGGCGGCGGAGGCGGCGGTGGAGGTGGTGCATCTGCTGTTGGAACACCTTCTGCTATCATTATCGGTGCTGGAGGCGGTGGCGGTGGTGGTGCTGCTGGAGACTCTACCCAAGGATCTGACCAAAATGGTCAATTAAACTCTAGTGATGCTGTTCAAAATCTGTCTGCATTGTTCTCTGGAACTGGTTCCAATGGTGGCAACTCTGTCTGCTCTGGAGGCGGCGGAGGCGGCGGCGGAGGCGGCGTTGGCGTAGGTTCTGGCATCGGTGGTGGTGGAGGCGGTGGAAACGGATCCAACGCCCGTAGAGATGGTTTTGGTGGTGCTAGAGGTCAGTCTGCTGTTAAGAGTAGTGGAACTGGTCCAACTGCATCTCTTGTCTCTGAAGGTGGAGCGGGAAATGCTACTAGTGTTAGTGCAGGAAATACACAAAATGGTAATGCTGGATCTGTTGTCTTTGTTGCTACTGAGAACCAAACTTACTATGGTTCTGGCGGTGGCGGTGGTGGTTCGGGTGCTTACTTTGAACTGCAATTTACTGAAGTTGGAAATGGTAGTGCTGGTACACTAGTTGTTGGTGATGGATATAGTGATGGTAGAGGAATCATTGGATATCAGGTTCCACAATCTTCTGGTGATACGACAGGAACATCTTCTACTATTGGTATCTTTGATGCTGCAAGCACTAGCGTAGATTATGTTGAGTCTGGTACTGGTAGTGGAACTACTGGTGGATTTGTTTCTCCAGATGGATTCAAATATCTAAGATTCTTTGGTAATGAAGCAAATAGATGGGCAAGAAGTATCGGTATCAATGCATCTGCTAGCAACTCAAAAGGAACTGTTGTTGAAGCATTGAGATTTAATGTAATTGTTGGTGATAATTCTAATGGTGGTGAAGCACCATCTGCTCCTCTTGAACTATTTGCAAGTAATGATGCTGGTGGAAGTTATACTAAAATTGGAACTGTTGCATCTACTGCTGGTCCATCAGTTTGGACAGATGTTGATGTTGCATTACCAGCAGACTATCAAGAACCAGGAATGCTGTTTGAACTAAGACAATCACGTTCATCTTCTGGCAATCCAAACAACGATAACTATGGTGTATCTGCTGTCTATTTGATTCATGCTGAGGGTGAGGTTACAACTATTACCACATCTTCTGGTAAAGTTGATCTTGGTGTAGAATACATTACAGAGGTTATTCCACCACAGGGAGATCCAATTAACTCTGCTGGTATTGATGTTAATGATGGTATTTTCACACTATCCTCTGCTGTGAAGTTAAGTGTTACATCTGAGTTGCAACCAGAGATTGACATTCCGCTCTTAACACGCTATCATCTAGTTAAGTATTTGATTAAGGCGTACTGATGCTGCTTGGTAAAGATTGTGGGTATATTTGTGATCCCCAGCAAGTTAATGGAAAATTTGAGGATTTTATTGGAATCTACCCACGTTTTGTACATCATGAGCTGTGTACTGCTGTAATAGATCAGTTTGAGAAATATCTGGATACAAATCCTAGTTTTGCACAGCATGGTCAGGATCAATTTCCTGAAAAGAAACTAGGTAGACAAGACGTTGGCATGATGCTAGATGATGTTGATCAAACATTGGCAGCACACATGTATCAGTATATCAATACTGCATTTGAAAATTATAAGATTCAATACGATCAAATATCAAAAATTAATCTGCAAACAATTGGTATCAAACTGCAAAAAACTCCTCCTGGTGGTGGGTATCATGTTTGGCACTATGAAAACTCTAGTTTCAGAGCAGCAAATAGAGAATTAGCATGGATGGTTTACTTGAATGACATGCCAGAAGGTGAGGCAGAGACTGAGTTTTTGTATCAGAAGAAGAGATACAGACCACAGACTGGCACGTTGTTAATTTGGCCTGCTGGTATGACACATGTACATCGTGGCAACACTGTTTTCACGCATGATAAATATATTACGACAGGCTGGTTCCTAAAACTCCCCTAAGAATAATGGCAGACACTCGTGTAGTAATCCAAGTAAATGCACTAGAACGACTTATCATCGTTGATGGTAAAGTTCAGGTGATTGGAGAAGACTATTGGAACGAAAATATTCAGAATGTATTGTTCCCATTCTGGTCATCAGATAGAGATCGTTTGATCTATCTGAATTATTTCTCTGATGGATCCTATGGTATTGAGAAGAAGAAATATGTTCTTGATCGTGCCAGCGGTGAAAGAAAGTGGAAGACTTATGATTGGAGAGAACCAACGTCTGCACAAGTTGCTGAGGTCGCTGAGTTGCTTAAAGAGAAATACTTTGAGTATCAGGATACTGAACAAGAAGTAATCCAAGAGAAAATTTACAACGAGTATGGTCGTTGGAATAAAGTATCATGGGAAGGAATCAGAATGATTCGTAACTTCATGCTTGATGATTGTGATTGGACACAAATGCCCGACGCACAGTTAGATGATGCGACAAAGGCACAGTGGTCAGCATATAGACAGAAACTAAGGGACATTCCTACTGACTATGCTGGTCAAGATGCTGATGATGTAAGATTCCCAATTAATCCTATCTTCTTTGCTGGTACATATCAAAGAATGGAAGGAAAGTCTGAGAATGAGTATCTAGCGACACAAGATCAGTTTGGTGTATTCACATCATCAACTTATGGTGAGTATGCAAAGAGAATTGTTGCTCAGATTGCAAACTACTATAAGATTAAGAATCCTGATGCTATCTTCCCACCTGCCGATATTGTTGCATCTACTGCATCTAGCGAAGAAGAACTAGACCTAATCCTACAGAGAATTCAAGCAAATAACGTTTAATTATGTCAACTGAACTTAATATTCTTATCCTTACCCTTACAACGGGTGAGGAACTGATTGCTAATGTAAAAAAACATATCGAAAGAGTTGATGGACAAGACGTTGAAGTCTGTTACAATCTCGTGTATCCATTTGTCATGAAAGAGCAAGGCAGAGAAGGAGACGTAGAGAAAGTATCCTTCATGCCATGGAAAAAATACTCTGGTGATACCCAGTTCTTGCTTGGGTACAATTATGTTATGAATATGTGCAGTCCTCTTCCAAATGTGCTAAACTCATACAAAGATTCTGTGAACAAGTACATTCAAACTTTGAGCGAGAGAGCAAATGATTTATGAATATGATTTTCTAGATAAAAACAAATTGAGACAAATGCTCAGTTTGTTTGATGCTGGTAAGTTTGAAGATGGTGCTAAGTCTGGTCCAAAAGACAAAAAGTATAAGCACAACTCAGAGCAGAGTGATATTGAAATCGGCAAAATGGTAAATACTGCCGTTTACAAATTAATCAGAGAATCTGAAATTTCAAAAATTCATATTCTCAACAAATGTTCTCCATCTTTGATGCTCAAGTATGAGGTTGGCAATCACTATGCTGATCATAGTGATTTTTTTGACATGTGGGGAACTAGAACAGATTATACCTGTGTTGTTAATCTGAATGATGACTACGAAGGTGGTGAGCATTACATTCAGATTGGAACTGAGAGAATTGAGAAAAAAATAGAACCAGGCAAAGCACTCATTTATCCAACAGAATTCATTCATGGGGTCAATCCTGTCACCAGTGGTGTTCGTAAGTGCTTGACATTTTGGATGGAAAGTTCTATTGTAGATCCTACAATTAGATACTATCTTGCTGAATTAAATAAGTTCTACTACAAGATTGAAGGTAGTATGGATCGTGAAGATCTAGTCAATTTTGATCTCATTAGAATGGGATTGATCAAGCGCAGCAGTATTTTGAGGAACTGATATGGCATTGCTAACTGATATTAAATCATACGATACTATTCTCACTATCAATGAGATGAAAGAGATTGATAGGATTGCTAGTCGCCCCCGCTGGATGTTTGGTGCTGCTAGTGATACCACCACGCCATTTAAAAGATTCTGGAAGATGGATGTCAAAGGAATTACTATGTTTGATAGTATTATTCCAGAGAAGATGAAGATCTTGATTCCATTTGAATTTGAGATCTTAGATTATTATTTGAATGGACACACATATGGTTTGAATGGTGGAGCACACAAAGATGATGCTGACTACACATTTGTATTGTTCTGTAATCCTACATGGGATATTACATGGGGTGGCAAGACTATGTTTGTTCAGGAAGATGGTAGATTTGATTCAGTTTTCCCTAAACCTGGGTCTGCTGTATTGTTCCCATCAGATATTCTACACTGGGCAGAAGAGACTGGACGAGAGTTTTATGGTCTTAGAGTAACTGCTGCGTATAAATTAAAGAAAGTGGAGACACAAGATGAACATCCAGACTCTTGATTCTGCTGCAAATTGGGACGATATTGAAGAGTATGCTGCTACACAATCAGGAGCAGTTGTATACTTTGAGAACCCAAGACTTGAAGCAGCAGATGAAGCAACCAAATCAACAGTATTAGATTACTATAAGTTTGATGAAGACATGCCAGCAGAGCTGGTAGTAGAATTGGAAAGTAAGTTCTACGGTTACATTCAGTTTAGAAATCCAGATATTGCATTTGATTTTGTTGCTGACTATTTCCCTCGCAGAGATGAATTACCAGACGGTGATTCTGGTGAACCATATTGGTATCAATGCTATGTCATTAGACCAGATGGTGTTGTAGAGTACGATAACAAAGCATTACGACCAGGAAACAATAGACTCAAATGATGGAACAATTTGATGCATTTAACATTTCTTTCTTTCAGACGAAAGTAGAGAACTGGAGTGAACATAAAGATAGAATACTAGCATTATTAGATCTTGAAGAGTGCGAAGATCATTACACAGACTATCATAAAAACTATCAGAAACTGATTGAAAGCAATGAGTTTGCTTCTTATGGTGAGGAAGTTATTGATGTGCTGCGTCCAGCACTAGAACAATTCAATGAAGTATACCCCAACAATATCAACATTAAATTGATGTGGGCACAGAAATATGGTGCTGGTCATCTTCATCAATTACACAATCATGGTCCATTAGGATACAGTTCTATATTCTATGCACAGTTTGATGGTACACATAAAGCGACATCATTTTATGCACCATATATTGGATTTATTGAAGGTAATGTGTTAGAGTATGTGCCTGAGGTATCTGAGGGAGACATTATATTCTTCCCATCTGTACTCATGCACCAGTGTAAACCAGTACAATCTGATACAGAACGTATCATAATTTCTTTTAATATCTACTGACGCTTGACATGGTGTTGACACCTGTGCTATGGTAGCAAAGCGTCAGTAGGACACCATGCTTGAGTTTTGTTATGAACTTCCTTATGAGGACCTTGACTTTACAGATACAGAAACTCGCAAACTTTATCGTATTGGAAGGGGAGAGCAAGGAGTCCTATTGGTTCGCCCTTATACTAACGACATATGCGCTCATTGGAGATTCGTAAATGAAGATGCTGCTCGCAAATCTGCTGATAAAATTTACTCCATGTTCTGTGAATATAGAGAGCATGGAGACTTCATTGGTATGGACATGGCGAGGAAATTCCTTGAGATGGGGTTTACTCGCGCCCGCAGGTATGCAAATCATCATGACGGGAGAAAATACACTGAAACTGGTGAAGTTAGACCTCAGGAGACAGATGCATTACACTGTGAAAAGTCCGCTGCTGCTAAAGTTTTCAAAGGTATAAGAGATAAAGCCGCATATGACCCAGAATACCAAAGACAACGCAAACAATGGAGAAACAATGAAAGTTCCTACGCAGTACGAGTTGACACACTTGCAGCTACAAGCAATGTTACGCGATCACAATATTCCCGAAACCGAAATAAAGTATCTGGGTGAATTTGAATACACTGCTGAATATCAAGCACATCCAGAATACCATGGCTATATGATGCATTGGTATCGCATTGGTAATGAACATGAGGTGCCTGTCTGCGACATCGCATCCGTCGATCGAACCGACGAGGACGATTGAAGAACTGTCACATGGGGGTCTTCGGACCCCTTTCTCATGCCCTATACTATTCTCATCAACAGCGCACCACATGACCCTGACCCTTCGCCCTCACCAGCAGCGTATGCTCGATGCTCTGCAAGGTGCTGACCGTGGGCGTCTTACCTGCCCCACAGGCGGCGGTAAGACCCTTGTGATGATCCTAGACACTCTGCGCCGTCTCCAGCAGGCAGACCGCCCCCAGACCATCGTAGTGGTCTCTCCTCGCATCCTGCTGTCTGTCCAGTTGTATGAAGAGTTCTTTGCTGAACTCAATGGTAAGGTTGATGTTGCTGTGATGCATGTTCACAGCGGTGAGGTTGACTGCACCAGCACCACCAAGATCCAAGAGATCCAGTGTCATGCTGCTGTGTGTGCTGCTGCTAACACTCACCAACTGATCTTCACCACCTACAACTCTCTGCGTCGTATCAACGAGGCAGGTATTGATGTTGACACCATCTATTACGATGAAGCACACAACTCTGTCCGCCGTGACTTCTTCAAAGAAGTTGCTGCTGCTTCGCTGACTGCTAAGCAAGCATACTATCTTACTGCCACTCCTAAGTATCGTGGTGGTGCTATCAGTATGAACAACACTGATGTGTATGGTAGTGAGCTGATCAATGTTCCTGCTCCTGAACTGATTGCTAACGGTAGCATCATTCCTCCTACCATTCAACCCCACGTTGTTGACATCGAGCGTCACAAGTCGCTGCTCGCTGCTGAGAATGACCGCCAGGTGCTCACTGACATCGTTGCCAAACTTGATGGTGACGCTGCCCAGAAGATCCTGGTTGCTGCTCCTAACACTCGTGTGCTGTGGGCATTGCTGACTGGCACCAATGTGATGCAAGAGTTTGCTGATCGTGGTTATGATGTGCTCCACATCACCAGCAAGCATGGTGCTTATGTGAACAAGCGTAAGGTTGGTCGTCAAGAGTTCTTTGACACTCTTGATGCCTGGGGTAAAGATCCCAGCCGTAAGTTTATCATGTTCCACTATAGCATCCTGTCTGAAGGTATCAACGTGCCTGGTCTCACCCATACTATTCTCCTTCGCAATCTGCCTGTGATTGAGATGGCGCAAACCATCGGACGTGTGATCCGTCTTGACCGTCAGGATGCTGCTGACATCGCTGCTGGTAAGATTCCTGCTGGTCAGTGTCAGTTCTATCGTAAGAAGACTGGTTTCGTAACTGTTCCTGTCTTCACCAACTATGGTAAGCAGACTGAGAAGCGTCTCCAGCGTGTTGTGGATGCCATCTTTGTCAAAGGTGTCGCTGCCACTGAGTTTGCCTGAAATGTGAAGATAGTGTGAGGTTATACAGAAACCCACACAAAACAATCTAAAATACTATTACTACGCTAGACTACCATGGATGCTAAACACGACAAACGTAGAGATGCTCTGGGTCTGTTCTATGAAAGTGTATTGAAACCAGACAGCGAACTACGTCAGTGTGCTCACAACCAAGAATGTTTCCATGAGTTGATGGAATGGCGCTCTGAAGTGCTAGAATACCTTGACCGTCGCCGTAATGAGGAGTTTAACTGATGACTATTGAAGGACGCCCCGACATTAATGTTCCCAATGACTATTGGCAGAAAGAGTATGAAACGCAGCGCAAAGATCGTATGCAAGATTGCATCGATGATTACCTCCAAGATGAGAAAGTCGATGCACGACGAGCGTATGAAGAGATTCTATCTTGCATCGATGATGTGATCAATTATCACAAAAAGCAACTAAACAAGGCAGTTGAAGTTAAATCGCTTATGATGGGTAACCGTCCTGTCGATTTCGCAGATGAACTTGCTGAGAAATGGCAGTATGATAAACTACCTGAGCGTTTCTAATGAATGAGAAAGAGCGTTTGCTGTTGGCATTGCAGCAAATAAATAATATCACCTCACTGCTGCAGGACAACAAGTATAAAAACTACCTGTACAGCAATCTTATCACCATTGAGGTAGAACTACAACGTCAACTCACGAACCTGACTTATCATGAACGAAGAAGATTTCAAGAAAGCAATGCAAAATGTTCTGATGATGCAGAACAACAACGATCAGAACTTTCAGATCTTGCAAGCACAAATTGACAATCTACAGCGTCAGTTGAATGACTTAAATGATCTGAAAGAGATGTTCCGTCTCCCCAAACCAGAAAACAAAGATCGTAAACTCTTTGATACCGTTGACTGATGAAGTTTGAGCATGGTATGATGGTCCAGTATCACCACACTGAAGGGTGGGTGAATTTCATTTGTGATGACTATATCACAATCTGTTTTATTGATCGACCAGACAAGCACAAGCGTAATGGTCGATACCAAGCAAACCTTTTAGTTTATCGTGATTTTTGGCATGAAGTACGCAGTTGTGTGGATGAAAAGCAAGAAGAAGAGTCAAGCGAAACAACAAGCTATTTTCTACAATCTAGAGGATGCGATTATGTGGGAGCAGCACATTAACATGACTGAACACGCCAAGACTGAGATCCATCCCGTTTTCGGGGACAGTTGATGAACCGTCCACTCTCTTGACACAGCGCCCCTGAGTGCTGTATGATTACAAGGTAATCGAGAGACACCCATGCAACTCCAAACCTCTGCCACCCAGGTTGATTTCTTCCCTGCTGCTGGTGGCAAGCGTTTCGTCAAGCGTGTGATCTGGCATCCTGGTGCTGAGAGCGAGATGATTTCCTTCAGCACTGTTGTTAAGACCGATGCTCTCTATTCTATCCGCAACCTGATTGCCAACGGTGCTGAAGTTACTGATTTCAACACTGAAGCGTATCAGGGGGTTGACTACGCTCCCGTTTACTGCTAATCTAGATTCATGGGAACGGTAGCGCCCTAAAGACTCCAACATTGTATAATCCCACCCATGTAGGTGGCAATCCTAATGTTCCAATCCGATCTTTCCCAAATTCGTATCACCCGTCAGTTCAAGACCAACCGTGATCTTGCTGAGACTATTGCTCACACCGAGCATATGTCAGACAAAGATCTGAAGCGTTTGATCAACTTCAACTCGCTTGATCGTCTTGCTCAACTGCTCGGCACTGACCGTGAATACATTTTTGAGAAGTGCAAAGCGGACTATGAGTATGCTTTGACAGTTGCTCATGGTACTGCTATTCTTGCCTCTCGTCAAGGTTCCAAGGACGAATCTTACGTTCTTGATGAGATCAACCGTGTCTCCTCTGGTTATGGCATCTATGTTCAATCTCTGAACAACCAAGATCTCCGTCCTACGAAGGATGGTCGTCTTCTGAACAAGCGTGAGTTTGCTGAGTCTGGTCTCGACAAACTTGAGTGCTTGAAGTCTATCGACGGTGTTATCAACGGAGAAGTTGAAGGTTACATCTTTGCCAAGATCTGCTTTGGTGAAGGTGGACACCAAGACAACGTGTTCCATGAAGCAGCACACTTTGCTGATTGGGCAGAACAATACGCTGAGGAAGGCAAAGTCTATGTCATTCTCATCGACACCGATCTGACCGACAAGTTCGATCGTCTCAAGTTTAACTACGATTCCGACAACGTTTGGGTCGTTGATCATGTAGAATTTCAAAAGCGTCTCGGTATTGCATGAGCAAACAACTTCTGGGTCAGTATTATACTACAACTGATCCATTCAACAACTCTGGTGCATTCCGCTCCTGGTATCAAATGGTCCCCAAGACTACTATCTTGGAACCATTTGCAGGTGCGGGGCACCTTTTTTCTTACATAGATGCAGAGTGGAATGGATATGATATTGAACCCAATCACCCTGATGTAGAGTATAGAAATACATTTGAACAGTTTCCTACTGGGTACAGTGTGTGTATTACTAATCCACCATACCTTGCTAAGACTGTTGTGTCGCGCAAGAAACTACCAGTGCAACTGATACATGAGGACATGTATCTTGACGCACTCCAGTTGATGTTGGACAACTGCGATTACGTCGCGGCAATTATACCCAGCACGTTCTGGAACCAGAGATTATTCAAGAATAGATTGTATGCATGGGATAAGTTTGATATGCAACTATTCAGTGATACTGATGCACCCGCAGGTGTTGCGTATTTTGTACCGCATAATGTAGAACACACGCGGACATTTGTCAATGGTGAGGAAATTGTGCTCACATCTGACAACACACCAACAAAAACTGATTTTCCTGTGCGCTTCAACCCACATGACCTGGCACCCATCCTCGTCAATGGAATTGACACTAATACACAAAATAACATTCATCTCCGCATGTTACAGGACAATGACATACCATCACTCGTGAATAGTGCTGGTAAGTGTAAACCAACCAATAGAAATCACTTCCCGATTGAGTCAACAATTGTAAAAGAGGAAGATCTGCCTGCAATCAATGCTATGATAGACCAGTGGCGACATGAGACAAAGGATTTTTTCCTTACTAGTTTCAAGTCTCCCATGGTATCAGGCAAATACAGGAAACGGATCAGTTTCCTGGAAGTCAGGTGGTTGCTAGATCGCTTCTACTCTGATAAACTGCCTGAGAGGCGTCTAGAAGCGCCTGTAAGCGTCCTTAACTACCTTTGACCTATGAAGACCGCTGAAGTCCCCCTGACTGCCCCTGAACTGAAGTTTCTGATCGATCTGATGTGGGGTGCTCCCATCTCTACTGTGCGTGAGACAGCATCGCGCCATGGTCTGTCAGATGCTGACATCGAAGGACACTTGGTAAAGTGTCTGGGCTACCTTGCCTGTGAGATGGATTGACCCTATACTACTAAGGTAGTCAAGGGAACGACCCATGCCTCTGATCTCAGACAACACTCTCGACCGTCAACTCCGTCGTACCATTCTCCAGAACATTGAAGAGATGGACATTGAGATGCTCAAGCGTATTGCTTACGAGTGCCGCTGTGAAGAGATGGGTCTGCTCCCTGACAATACTTACCTGAATTTCTAATGATTACCAAAGAAGATCGAGAGTTTGTTGACTTTCTCTTCGGCAAACTCCTCAAGCATGTTGACACTGACATGCTAGACCTGCAAGACGATGACTCTTGCTCTGACCACATTAACTTTCAACAACTTACCCTTTTTTGAACCATGAATGAAGTTATGCTCGACCGCTGGCTCCTGGATCAACTCGATGAAGAATACGATGTGATCGAGATCGAACGCGACATGCCAGTTGAGGAACTGTCCCATGAGGTGCTCGAACTGCTCTCCTGAGCCCTATACTAAGTTCATCAGCAAACAACCCCCGATGCCCAACGCTTACGAAGTCTCCATCGACAACAGCGACAACACCACCAGCATCTTCTACATCACTCGCCCTGCGACTAAGAGCATCCGTGGTCTGAACCGTCAGCACAACAACGTGGTGAATCAGGTGGTCAATGGTATCCGTGAGATCCGTGGATGGAAGCGCCTTGAGGTCAAGCGTGTGCCGCTTGAGCAAGTGGCACAGGGTTCGCTCTGATCCCTCCATTCCACCCTATACTAAGGACATCAGCAAACAACCCCGATGATCTCGCTTCCTAACCCCACCCGCCAAGAGTTCTCTCAGTTCTGTGCTGAGCAGGATGCTCGCAACACCATTCACCTCAACATCGTGAAGTATTGCCTGATGCTGTGTGATGCTCTCACTCAAGATGCTCCTGATGGTTATGGTTATGAGTTGAACTCTGATGGTCGTAAGTATCACAAGATCTACATGACCATCAACGGCAAGCGTGATAGCATCCACGCTTTCATTGACAAGAAGACTGGTGAAGTGTACAAACCCGCTAACACCAAAGCGCCTGCTAAGCATGTTCGTTATAACATGCTCTCCATCACTTCCCGCGAAGAGATGTTTGAGAAGTGCGACTGGGCAGGTGGTTATCTGTACATGCGTTGACATTCCGCGCTTTCTCTGCTAAATTACTCTAGTTCATTCGATTCTCCTCCAATGTCTGCTCCTCAGTTCTATCTTGTTGCTGATGACACTGCGTTTGCCATTGATGAAGATGGCAAATTCTTCTGTGCTCCTGTTTGTGACTTTGATAATACCGTAGATGGTATTGCCAAAGGTGAGGTATGTTGGGATGATTCTTGGGAATTGGATGACATCCGCCCCGAGTTTCAAGATTATGTTGAATATGTGGCGCACATGTGCTACTATCTAAAGCAAGCACAGCAACTTACTATCGAACACACCCAAGAGGTATTTGTCAAATGAACATGCTAGCAGAGCACATCCGCGACTACATCAACCCTTTCCCCAATCGTTATACTCGTGGTCAGTATGAGATTCGTGTTCTTCCGCATGAAGATCTAGATTACGATGGTATCCAGAAGTTCTGGCGCTTGTTTAAGAAGTTTCCTAACGACTTCGCGGCAGCAGCAGTCTCTCTGCTACCTGATGATGTAGAATTCATTCAGTACGACCACCTCAACAACATTCTGTTCGCCAACAAACTTTGATCATGAGCACTGACACCCAACGCCTTTCCTACCAGCGCGATCTTATCTACGATTGGTGTACCGATCGTTTCAAAGAACTGATGGTAGAAGAAGATCATGATAGTGCTCTCGCTATTGCTGACGAGTTCTTTGAATGGTTAGACCCCGAGCAACTAGAAGATGAAGAAACACTGTACTACAACGAACAAGAACTCCTCGAACTCTACACCCAAAGAGTATCTGATCAGTGATACGATGCGTGACCTTATCATTCGCTACATGGAAGCATGTAATGAGGGTGATGAGGTCAAAGAAGCAGCATTGTTAGATGCTATCAAACAACAAGGCATTGCTGACCATGAAAGTTCAAATTGAATTAGGTGAAGATCTCCAACTAGAGTATCAGTCATGGTTGGATGTGAAAGAATCGCTAGGCATTGAGCGTAGCATCAACAATTTCCTTTATTACACATACAACTATGGCACGTTCGCTAATCCCCGCAATCCTGACGACAATGAGCCTAGCACTGAGTAGTGTTGCGCTTGCTAATGAAGACAAGATTACCAAAGGTTTCTATTCTTATGATGCCATGGGTTGTATGCTCATGCGTGAGTGTAAGAAAGATGTGAAGGAAGTGTTCAGCATGTTAGACATCAGTTCTAACTATGAGAACATGGAAGCATTCACACCAGTAGCACAAGAGTTTAACAATATGCTTATGACACTCAATCAAATTGGTGTCAAAGTATATCTTGCTGATGAGAGATACTTTCCAGTTGGACATCGTGGTGTCTACCATACTGTCAGCAATGCATTCTTCTTGAACAAAGCATTCATGGGTCGCCCTAATGTGTTGATGAGTGTAATGCGTCATGAAGGATGGCACGCTGCACAAGATTGTATGGCAGGTAGCATCAAGAATAGCATGATTGCTATTATCATGCCAGAGGAGAAAGTACCACCTCTGTGGAGAGAAATGGTAGAGCGAACCTATCCAGCGTCAGCAGTGCCATGGGAGGCAGAGGCTACATGGGCAGGAAAGACCGCTGGGATGACCCAGAAGGCGCTTGAAGCATGTGCCAAGGGTAGCATGTGGGAGACCTATGAGCCAACCCCTCTCACGCGCCAATGGTTGGAGGAGGAAGGTTATATCAAATGACCTACACTAATGAAGAATTGATTGCTGCATTGGTCAAAGAGTATGAATGGTTATGCCATGATGACTTTGACCCTGATGTAGACCCCACACCAGAAGAATACCTTGACAGCATCAAGGATCTATCCTATGATGAACTAGTAGAAGAGACACAGACTGATGATTTCTTCACCCTTGATCTATTCATGAGAGCATGGACATGACTTACGAAGCAGAAGTTCAATTTAAATTTGATGCTACGTTCACTCCCACCTATGGGACATCATCCTGGACCAGTGATGATTACATTCCTGAAGAGCATTATCTGATCACAGCACCTGCTGCTGATCTCAATGCCAAGCAGTATTTCAAGTTATTTGAGAAATTCATGCTATGTGTAGGCATGGACCCACAATCTATTCGCTCTGCTGCTATGTCATTGGTATTCAATGACTGTGTGCGTGAAGAAGATCAGCGTAAAGTATGTGCTGAGTATGAACTGACCATGGATGAAGATCTTGACAAGAAGTATGAACAGTGGAAAGAGCGTGATGCTCAATGGGCTAAGATGAATGCTCATTATGAGAAGAACTTTGGTAGTGAACCGAAGATCAAAGGTGATTTTGTTGATAGTGCCGATGGAGTAGCATGAGTAATGAGTTTCGTAATGGTGTCGCATTTACTATTGCCATCACGGCATTTGCTTTTGTAGTAATTGCCATGGTTGTTGGTAATAATAATATACCAATCGCTGAACCATCTGCTGATGTAGTTGGCACATACAAAGAGTGTGATATAATTAGATGGACTAACAATCAACTCGCTGAATACAAGTATTTCCTTTATTGTGAGAAGAACAAATGACTAACTGGCCGTATAATCATAGACACACAACAGAACTATGGGATATTGCTGCTGAGATCCTCTCAGAACTGTCCCGTAGAGATGAAGTGACGTATCAAGTAAGAGCAACCCCTGAATCTGTTAAAGCAAAGGTAGAAGCACTATGAGTATCCCTGATTTTCAAACTGAAGAGCACCAACAAGAGTTTGAACTGTTGTTCGAACAAAAAGCAACTGTCTACATCAACATGATGAACAAAGTGAAGGACATGATGTATGGCACTGGTGGTGGCAATTATGCTAATCTACCTGGCACATGTCAAGAAGTTCTCAGAGACATTACGCAATCACTGATCTATGATACTGAGTATGCATTCAAGGATGCTCACCTAGAGTATAAGGGCTCAGAGGATGAGATCTTCATTCCTTATCGTTCATTCAAGGAGAATGTATTAGAAGCACTCAATGAGGCACTTACACCCTATGAGTTGCAATACAAGAATGAATGTGATACACTAGCATGTGCGGACCATTTGGGCGATGATTAAAGTAACTCAAGAAAATGACAACACGTTCACGATCTACTGGGACGAAAATGACCCAACAGAAAAAGTCTTCAACGACTACACAGAGGAAGACTTCATCAACCTCATCCAGAACTACCTCAACACTCTCCAAGAATCTGGAGAAGTTGACATCAACCAAGTCGCAGAAGCAGTTAACCAAATCAACGACCACATCGAAGAAGAAATCATCGCAACCTGCGAAGAAACCTTCGGTGAAGACTGCTACGAAAAAGACACCACTCTCTACGAGTTCATCGACCAAACAGCAGAAGAACTCTTCGAAGACATCAGCAACGCGGAAAAGTTCACAGACTGGTACTCAGTCAAAGAAGAAGCAATCCGAGAGTATCAAGATACAGAACTCAAGGAAGATTGAACTCTTCCCCCACCTGACATCTTTCCCCTATTTCCTTGATGATCTAACTGAAAAGAAAAAATGTTGGTTTACCTGTGAAGAACATGCAAGAAAATACATTGAACGATACAACCCACAATACAAACTATACTGTTACACTGGAGGGTGATGATGATGAATGTATTCTCCCATTACCAGATGAGATCCTAGATGAACTTGACTGGCAAGAAGGAGATGTGCTAGAATGGGTTGTCAACGATGACAACACCATAACAATACATAAAGTATAACCAACACTCACACTATCATGACTGTAGAAGAGTTCTATCAAGAAATGGAAGAACAAGCACTAGAGGACATCTTCCTAGGTTATATTGATGCGTCCTACTATGATGATGAACTATACACACTAGAAATAGATTACACCACACAGTCATGATTAGTACACTCTTTGTTCTCTCATTTACTATTCTACTAGTAGCAACACTAGAATACACTTGGCCAGTAAAAGACGCAATTAAACGATTCAAATGACTGTACCATACTATGTTGAAGAACCTATCACATGGAAACAAGTTAAAGTTCCGTATGATATTGTTCAATACTGTGATGCCTTTACTCCACTCTCTGATCGTGAAGATCTAGAATATGTTGACTGTGTATGGATGCATATGGGATACTATGGTGTGCCCAAACACATAATGAAAGCAGTAAGAGAAGAGTGGAACCCTAACATTATCCCCGTATTCGAATGATAAAAGCATATCTACAACGAGTAAAAGAAAGAGCAGGTCCTATCCTACTCATGGGTAATATTATGATCATGTTCTTCAATCTACTCTACATTGGTCACAAACTAGACAACCTAGCAAATAAACAAATATTTGTATGTGAACTCTCATCCTATACTACATCAGTATGCCTAGAGCAATAAAAGAACATTTTACTCATGGAGGATTGCCACCTACAAGTATCAATATACTCAGACTAATCAGTGAACTAGAAGGATGCTATCAACTAACAAAGTATATGGCATTTGATGATGACAATACTATCATCAATGAAATGAAACAACGATACTACAAACTATACTACCAAACAGTTAAACAAGAGAAGAATAATGTATAGTGTACAAACATGGGATGAAGAATATCATATGGTAAGATACCACACAGTAGCAGATGCTATTGACTACGAAGATGCAGCACAAGTGGTAAAAGATCTCAACCCAGGGCAAAATGTAATAGGTGTGACAAAGCATCGTGCTAATGAGAATCAATAAGGAAATTATGTAGTTTTCAAGGTGCTTCCGCGCTAGTAATAGCAAGGGTTCTCAATAGTGTGTGCTAGTTGAGAATCAATAATAAGAAATGGTTAATTAAATAGGGGTAAGGTGCGCTGGAGATGTTGGCTTAGCACGCTACCTATCGAAAGTCAAGAACACATGTGCCAGTCCTCAAAGTGTCCTCAGAGACCCTCCCAGACCCCTCAGAGGGACTATAATACTGTCATGAGGCAAGGGGAGGACTTTTCAAGTTTTCTCTAAATCTCAAAAATCCAAAAAACTCACTTTTTTAAGATTTTGAAAAAATGAGAAAACTTAAATTCTTGTTTTTTTGAGTTTTTTGGATTTTTAACCTTTAATAACAACAACAAACACTCAAAATGTCTAAGAAGTACGACAATTTAATCTCTACTGCTATTAAAAGCGTAGAAATTGTCGAAAACACTGTTATAATTGTCTATAATAGCAATATAGACAAAGAATATACATTTAACTGTGAAAATGTAGAACAATTCCAAGAAGATTTGTGTAAAGAACTTATCAGTATTGAACTGAAGACTGGAGGGAGTCTAGGTAAGTTTCTTTATACTCAAATCAAGAATTCTGTCTTGATTGAATCTAAATAATACACACAGTTTGAGTTAACATTCACCACAAATCATGGGCAAACGTTATAATCAGTCCGACAACCAAAAGTATCAACAATTCGATGAAGAATTCGAAGACTTTGGTTACGAAGTGAAGAACATTCGAAGGCAGACTAAAAAGAAAGTTACCAAATTCAAGAGGGAAGTGGACGAATACTATGACAGTTTCTGAACTGTCCACTTAATCCCCCATTTGTCCCGTTAGCGTGTATTGTATACATGTTGACGGGATTTTTCATGACTTTCATCTTCTCCAAGGCAAACGAGTTAGTATACACATTGGATGGTAATCACCAGCGAGTTTTGATGTATCACCCGCTGCTATCTGATGGGAGCGTTGAGTCTAACCGTGGTGCCTATGAGTATGTTGAATGGGATGAACTTGATGATAAAGAACTCGTAGAGGCAGATCGTTGCCACAAACTGTTGCTCGCTGAAGTTAACTAATTCATCCACAATCATGCAATTCCAAGTTACACAAATTGAGTTTGATTTTGAGGATAGTCTCTATCCTATGAGTGAGGAAGAATGTGCTGAGTTTTATGATGACTACATCGGCACATTTTGGGAGGCAGATGATGGTGATGATTTGGTAGAAGAGATTACATGTGCTGCAGGATATTGCGTCAAGACTATAGACTACCGTATCATCCTTGATTAATACAAACTACTGTGCCAGTCGGGGCAGTGTCCACTTTGCCTCGCAGATCGTCCCCACCCGTGCCTATAATGTCAGCATGAACAACTTCACTATCACCTGCCCTGCTCTGGGCGAGACCGAGACCACGACCGACCTGGATCGTGCCATGGATATCTGCTTCGCTATGCATGACGAGTCCGACTCCTATGCCTACATCCGAGACGCCTTCGGTGATATCGTGGGCGAGTATGGCGACGTTATGGAGGCAGTCGCTGACCAGTTGATCTAGTGTCACACAGGGGGTTGCAATTGCCCCCAATCTCCTCCATACTAACCAAAGTTCAAACAACCGCTTCACATGACCCGCAAGATCGAACGTGAGATGAATGCTGCTATCAGCAACAATCTTAACTGGTCTAAAGCAAACACTCGTGTAGAGTTTGACGCTGACACTAACGAGTCTAAAGTGTATCTGCACGGCAACCACATTGCAGACGTAGGTGAGAACTATGTGCGTCTGTTTGATGGTGGTTGGCAATCTAACACCACCAAATCTCGCATCAATGCTATTCTCGGTGAGCATGGTATTTCTGGTGAGGGTATCTTTCAAAAGAACTATCAGTGGTTCATTCGTCTCTACAATGGCACTGAATTCTTTGTGACTGAGTTTCGCAATGGTATGAAATTGGGTGATCTGCCCTACTCTCTGCTGCTCGCCTGAGCATAACTTAGTCCACACATTCACCATTGCATTCTTAACATGAACGACGCTGAACTCTTCGCTCTCAAAGAGAACTATTGCAACCATATCATCGATGGCATGGATATGGATACGCTGTGCCAAATGGCATACGATTTGCTACTCGATGCATACAAGGATTGCAGTGAGGATGAGATGATTGAAGAGATCAAAGATCTGTATGATGAGGATACTTTGATCAGTTTAATCCCTGAGGCGATGTAACACTTAGCACCTCTAATCTGTTATTCTCAATAGACTTTCTTATTGAGAATCGCGGCTCAAACTAGTACGTCTGAACTCATGGCACATTTTACGATGCCCCATCTGCCTGTCGTCAAGGCATCGGGGACAGTCGATGAACTGGCATGGAATGCCGCCAAACGTGCCCTAGGGGTGCTTATAATGACTTCAGTTCAAAGGAAACGCAATTGACCAACGCCATCGCAGTTCAACCCAGCGCCTGGGGAAAGTTCGATCCTAACGGGTGCGACTGGGCGACCGACATGAACCACGCTTTCAGGATCGGTAAACTGTGGGGAGAGGAGTGCATGATCTGGATGTGCCCTCCCTCTGGTGAACCCATCCGCTGGTGTCGCACCGATGCCAACACCAACGCCATCGCTGATCTGGTGTTCGGTTGCTAAGGTGTCCACCATTTCCCCCAAAGCGCCTCAAGACCTGCCATACTAGTCTCATGACAAACGAAACCAACTTCAACCGCTTCTCCTTCGCTTCCATCGCTGGCAAGGCAGGGCAGCAACCCGCCAACTATGCCACCGACATGGGCGACGGCGACTTCGATGATTACTTCACCGCTGAGGACATCGACCGCCGCCGCTACGAAACCGAGATGCGCCGCCAACGCTACGGGTACTGATGCTGGCATCCCTTACTAAACCCCGTTCCCCATCCTACCACAGGCAGACCATGTTTCGACTGATCATCCTAGCAGCGGTTGGCGTTCTCTTCTGGACCAGCACCCCTGCCCGTACTGTGACGGCGGATGCACTGTCCACCATAGAGCAGGCAGTGCGCCCCTGACCCTGTAGAATAACCACATCAACACAACACACAACGACATGACCAGCACCCTCTCCACTTACAACGGTTGGGCAACCTACGAGACTTGGAACGCTGCCCTCTGGATTGGCAACGATGAATTTCTTTACAACACCGCTAAGGCGTGTGTCGAGTTCTGTGCCCCTTGGGAGACCCCCTGGGAGAAGTTCGTGCGCTGCATGACCGAAGGGCAGATCGGTCGCCACCTCGTCAAGACTGGCGACGGCGTGGCATGGGATTCTCCTGCCATCGATGCAGACGAGATGAACGAGATGATGGGCGATCTCTGAACCGCACACCAGGGGGGTCTCTACTGCCCCCCTTGCCTGTAGACTAACCACAACAACACAGCACAGCATGACCAAGCGCAACCCCACCTGCTTCCGCCTCGCCTCTGACATCACCACCCGCCAGACAGGATGGGTCAGCAGCAACACCCTGCAGGGCACAGCACACAGCGCCTACATGATCGCAGGCGTCTTTGCAGAGCACCATGCACAGGAAGCGATCGACCGCCTGCCCACGTGGTGATCCATCCTAGCACCTAGGCATTTCTCTACACTAACACCATGACAGATAAGCAACTCAAACGCCTTGCACTTGCACACGGTTGGATTAAAGAACGCAATGGCAGTAAGCATGAGAAATGGATACACAAATCAGGTAATGTGATGACTATTCCATACAGACCTAAGGAACACACAGCACGACACATTGCGAGGCGATTGGTGACACTTAGCGCCTGACAGTTAGTGACAGTGGGGGCAGTTAATTATGCCCCCTATGTTATACTTAAGGTCGCCAAGCGGTTTCCAAAAACGCATGACTCCCCTAACCTACAAAAGTATCCAGACGACCGATAAATATTTTTGAAAATGGTTTTTTGAAAACCTCAAAACGAAAAAAATTTCCCGCCAAAAAAATCATGCAAAAACCTTTTGATAACTTTGAAGCAATTCTGAATGACTTTGACGGATTTTGCGATGAGTTCGAAACACGCGCCGCTGAGGCATTTATGAAAGGAGACAGTAATAATGGAAACATCGTCAGAGCAGCTACAGACAAACTTGGAGGAGAAACTCCTAGTGTTGTTACAGAGATTAGAGAACCTGGAGATGAGGGTTTCGGCGCTGGAGAGACCCACGTTAGCGTATCGCAGACCGAGTGCGAATGAATACGAAACACTCTCAGACACTCTAGACTATCTTCATAATAACGTTGAGGGGATTAAGAGAGACCTTCTAAGAGTTGCAAAAGCAGTCTAATGGCAATACCCTTCATAAACATCTTAGCACCCTCCCTGGGCGGTATAGGACCCATAGAACTCGCAGACTTCAATAGGTTAACGAGGTTAAATGGGAATGGTATCCCATTTTATGCTGGGAGATTTTATCCCAAAGATTCGACGGGTCTTTGGATCGATCGCGGTAATCTCAAAGATCAGATTGGATTTATTGCAGAGATCCCGCCGTGGTTGTGCTGGGAGAATATTGACCCTACGCAGATCTGGATGATTTCTGCTACACCCGAAGAGCAGATCATTTCAACCACTACGAGTATTGCTAGGATTGATTGGTGGCCTAGGGAGGAAGAAGATGGTTTGCCAGAAAACCCCCAAGCTACAAATGGTTGGGATTACACTCCCGATGAATGGGAGAAGTCCCGTGCCCGTGCAGGTTGGGGGTGGGGCAGCACTGGTGCAAATAACATTGGTGCATCCCTTGACATTACCTCTCTGGATCCCCTGGTGGAGGTGCAGCAGAATCTTAACATGCCAATCTTGTTTAACCAGCGGGTCGCCATCAGTGGCATTCAGGGGCGATGCTCCGAGTATGCATTCTTCGACCAGGAGTTGAGGTATATGAATGGTACGGGGTTGAATCAGAATGAATTTGAGAATGCGTTTTACGCCGAGAACTATCCAGATGGTTATAGAGACTATTGGAGGTTACGTTCTGATGGTGCATGGAAGAAACGTAATCAACCTGTTCCAGTGGACTATGATGATGTTGATTGGGGTAATACATTGATTGATGAGCGTTTCCAAGGCACTCAGTCTGGATATATGCCTACAGGATGGGTGAGGGATAGCGCCGACGAACTTGATTACCTTACAACCGCGATCACCGACCCGCTGCTAGCAAATAGGTATGGAACCGAGTTTTGGAATGAGTATACAAAATATAATGAACCAGGCGGCAGCGCACGTATGGGACAACTGTTAGAGATTGTTCCGAGTGCTTTTGATACAGTAGTATACACGATTAAGGTTTCTTGTGTCACCATAGTTGGTCAAAATGTAGAAGATCCTGCTATAGCAGATGAACCATTAGGTCCATTTGACGTTACCTTGGGTGATGCACGAATCAACCTTGCTGATAATGTCGCTCAGAACTTATTTGCAAATGATTGGTATTTCTATTGGCCAGTAAGGTATGATACGAGGTATGCTGAATTTAGAAATGAGTTCCTTCTAAATAGAGCAGGCATTGCTTTTGAAGGGGCGATCCCACCATGACGGTAAGACAAATTGGATTAGCGGGAGTACCATTAAGTCCCCATGCTGATCACCAACCACCAATTCCACTTCCAGCACCAGTTGGATTTGCTGCTAATGTGGTAGTGAATGGTCGTCCAGTGCATCATGTTGGCAACACCATGATTCTCCACCCCATTCCTGGTACATTTCCTCCAGTTTTCCACATTCCACCTGATGTAATTGTAGAAGGGTTTGGAAGGGTCTTCTGTAATGGTACACCACTTGCTAGGTTCATGAGTAAGACACAATACGGTTCTCAGGTCATGCAGGGCAGTATTAACGTCTTTGTGAACTCTGGTTTAACCACATGGCTGTCTAGTGGTGGAGAAGAACCAACAGTTAGTCCTCCACCTGAACCATCTGCCTGATTATATGCTATAATATTGGAGTCAATTGATAGAACACTATGGCACGAGCAAAAGTTGGTCTTAGCGGTAAGAAGATCATTGAGTCGAAACCCAAAACCACGCGACAGGGCAGCAGCAAGAACACGAAATATTCTGCTACCAGTCGTAATTCTGCTAAGAAGCGTTATCGCGGACAAGGAAAGTAATGAAAGATTTACTGTTCATCTCACAGGATAAAGAGATGGCACTCATTCAGGAGATGTCATACAAGATCAAGATGTCAAACTGGGATATTCATCCTAGTAAGACTTGTTTCTTGTGCGTGTCTCCTGATTACTCTAGTATTGTAACTCAGCATCTCTCGCATTCATTGTCAATGGATCGGGAGATTTTTCATATTGAGGCAGTTAATGTGCCGTTTCCCGATGAAAACCCCACTCAATATCAAGTTAACTTTGAGTTAGACTTTGCTGAGTGGGTATTGGATTGGGATAACTTTGTGTTATGCGAAGCAGGAGTAATCAGAGGTGGCAATTATACTTGGATTACTAAAGTAATGGAAAAGTTTGTAGACAAGAATTACTACACTTTATCATTATGTGAAAATATCCATAGTAAATATAAGAGTGATCTGGTTTCACTTTATTATGATGATACCATCGAAGATTTACATTTTTGGTGGGAACGACCAAATAATCATTGGACATAGGGATAGCAACCCCAAAAAAAGTTCTAATCAAACTTTTCAAAGGAGAACTATGGGATTATTTCCAGTAGACAAAGGCGAAGAATTTTTGGAAGAAGGTATGACACTGATCACCGAGACAGACAGTGATCGCCTTCTAGATGCCGCTGCAAAGCGTCGTAGGTCAAAGATGAAGGAAGAACTATACCCACTGCCCGAAGATCGCCTTGAGCGCCCTTGTGGGGGAGCAGGTGGTTTTGACGACTTTGTAGAGCGTTGGCACGAGTGAATAAATAATAGCAGCCTACTGCTGTGTCTAAATGCCAACCTTTCAGACATTCAAAGATTTGAGTGTTACGTTTAAGAAGCACCCCGTCTCTGATGACCTCGTCACAGTGAAGGATAAGGCAGCTATTGTGCAGTCAATCTCCAACTTGCTTCTTACAAATAAAGGTGAAAGACCATTTCAACCAGATCTAGGGTGTGGACTACGAAATGTATTGTTCGAACCACTAGATTTTGCGTCTGCTGGTATTATCCGTTCAGAGATTACGGATACACTTAAGAAGTATGAACCAAGAATCACGGTTAATACAATTCGTGTTTATCCTGATCAGTTGAATAATGGTTATGATGTGGAGATTACTTATACCATCGTCGGTAGAGACGACGCACCAGTAACTGTAGACATCTTTCTAGAGCGTACACGATAATGCCTTATACTCAGGTTGCCAACTTAGACTTTGAAGATATCAAAGCTGCTCTAAAAGACTATCTTAGAGCACAGACAGATTTTACTGACTATGACTTTGATGGTTCGGTACTATCGACGCTAATTGATACTCTTGCCTACAACACGTACTACACGGCGTTTAACACCAACATGGTAGTCAATGAACTATTCATTGATTCTGCCACCTTGAGGGACAACGTAGTGGCGATTGCGAAGCAATTAGGTTATAGACCCAAGAGTATCACTTCGCCAACTGCATATATTGACTTTACAGTTACCTACACAAATCCAACAACTGATACAGCACTGTATCTGAAGAAAGGAACTGGATTTATTGCTAACTATGACAATACAATCTATCAGTATGTTGTCGCTGATGATGTAAAGGCACAAGTATCAAACAACACTGCAATTTTTACAGAAGTTCCTCTACAGGAGGGTAATCTTCTTATTAATACCTTTACAGTAAATACTTCTCTCAAGTCGCAGAGATTTATTTTAGACAACACCAATATTGATACAAACACAATTAGAGTTAAGGTTTACCCAACTGGTGGATCCTTTAGCGAACCATACCTTGTAGCAGATAATATTTTAGGTATTGATGCAAACTCTAAAGTCTTCTACTTAGAAGAGATTGAAGACGAGAGATATGAATTGATCTTTGGAGATGGTGTTTTAGGAAAGAAACTAGAGAATGGTTCTAGAGTTGAAGTTTCATATATTAGAACATCTGGTCCAGATTCAAATGGAGTAAAAACTTTTGTCTTTACTGGTGTTCTAGAAAACGGACTTGGCGTTTCTCCGTCTGGATTTAATGTTGTCATTAATAAGACTACACCATCTTCTGGTGGTGAAGCAATGGAAACCACAAAGAACATTAAGTATAATGCACCCAAGGCATACGGCACTCAGGACCGTGCTGTGACCGCCTCTGACTACGCTTCGATCGTTCGTAATGTATATCCTGCCACAAGCGATATCATCATCTTTGGAGGCGAAGATCAGGACCCACCAGAGTATGGTAAGGTATTCATTGTACTAAAACCAAAAGATGCTACTTATCTAACATCTATAACAAAGCAACAAATTATTAGCGAACTTGAGAAATACGTTGTTGCTTCTGTAGAACCAGTCATTGTAGATCCCTCAGTATTGTTTGTAGAGATCACAAGTAAAATTTATTATAATAGATCGATTACAGATCAAACACCAGCACAGATTAGAGACAAAGTTATCGGTGCTGTGCAATCTTATATTGATAATTCTGATACAGAAAAGTTCAATGGCAAGTTTAGATACAGTAAATTTGTTGGTGTTATTGATGATGCAGACAGATCAATCAATTCGAACTTAACAGAAGTTACCATGAGAAAGGATTTTTATCCTCAACTCAATGCAACTTTCTATTATGAGATTTGTTTCCAGAATTCGTTTGACATTGATTGCGACGAATCCGTACTTTCATCTACAAAATTTAGAGTCACTGAGTATCCTAATTTTGATGTCTATATCGAAGATAGGGATGGCAAAATTGTCCTATATAGACTAGACGCTGTAACTGGCGAGAAAGTTGTTCTCGACAAGGAAGTTGGGGATATTGATTATGTAAAAGGCGAATTGAGATTGTACAATATGACTATCATTAAAGGTAGTTTCTTTGATAACAGAATCTCAGTTAGAGTAAAACCTTTATCTAATGATATTCAGGCACTCCGCGAGGTTTATCTGGACGTTGATGTAGCGAATTCAAGTTTCACCGCATATAAAGAGTAAATAAATGGCTGCTGTTAAGACTAAGAGAATTTCAACTCTAATTGAGTCCCAGCTTCCTGAATTCATTGCTACTGAATATGAACTGTTTGCTAAGTTCGTTCAGAAGTATTACGAAGCACAGGAAGTCCAAGGTGGAACTTTGGATATCATCAGCAATATCCAAAAATATGCAGACATCGATTTCTATGAGAAAAATCTTCTCAAACAGAATGATACTCTTGCTGTATCTATTTCTGATACAGATACCACAATTGTTGTAAATGATGCGAGTTCATTTCCAGCAAAAAATGGATATATTAGAATTAATGATGAGATTATCTTTTATTCTAATAGAACAGACACAGAATTTTTAAATTGTTCTAGAGGTGTAAGTGGTAATACTACCTTAGGAGATCTATACACCGAGTCAAATTTTACAAGTACAGAAGCGACATCTCATAATGCTAATGTAAAAGTATATAATGTCAGCAATCTTTTCCTATATGCTTTTGTAAAAAACTTTGAGTCTCAGTATCTTGGTTCATTTCCAGAGAAGTATCTTCGTGGTGAAGTTGACAAGAGAACTCTTATCAAGAACATTAACAAGTTCTACAAGGCAAAAGGAACTGATAGTTCTATTAAGTTCATCTTTAACACCATTGTTTCTCAAGATGTAACTAATAAACCAGAAGTATACAAACCAAAAGACTTTACATATAAAGTATCAAAGTCCGATTGGGTTAATGTCTATGCACTAAAAGTAAAGGTAATCTCTGGAGACCCAACAGATCTTATTGGTAAGCAGATTGTTCAACCAGAAACGGAAGAATATGGTTATGTTTCTGCTACTGTAGATAATGCAAGAGCAGAGGGTACATTTGATGGCGAGAAAATTTGGAACATTGTTCTTGCTCCAGAAACTGTCACTGGTGAGTTTGCAATCTCCACAAAGACTCGTCTAGAGAAAAATATTTCTCAGGCGGATAGTGTTGGCAAGAGAATCAATGTTTTCTCGACTATTGGGTGGGGTAAGACTGGAGAAGTTTTAATTGGCGAAGAAACCATCAAGTTTGATGATAAGAACGTAACTCAATTTACTATTAGTAAAAGAGGAAATATCACATATAACCATGAGGCAGGTGCTTCTGTATACAAACCAGTTGTTATTAGTGGTTCTAATGTAAAACTTTTAACTTTGGGTGTTGTATATAACTTTGAGATCAATGATTCTCATCCATATTCTGCAGTAGATGATACTATTGAAATTTCAAATCCTGGATTTGAGAGTGCAGATCCTAAGATTGTCAATACTGGATCAAACCAGACAAGATGGATTTTAAATAGAAATCTTCCAATCAATGCACCAACAGTTCCTTATGTTGGCACGCAACTTGGTCAAACATCAACAGATGTATCTGCTATTTTTGCAGATGATCAATACTATTACATTACTTCTTCTGGATATCCTTCATACAAAATTCTAGATGGTTCAGATGTTTCTCAGACTGTAGAGGATCAGAAACTTCTTCGTATCATCAGAAGACTTGCAACCAGAACAACTGAGAAGTATAAGACACCAAAGACTGAAGTCGGTATCCTTCTCAATGGTGTTCGTCTATATGGATATAAAGATACAGATAGCATCCGTTATGGAACGTTAGAGCAAATTGTTCCTGATAGACAGGGTAGTGGATATGTAAAACCACCATTTGTTCTTTTAGACGGTGCTCCAAACAAAGCAAGAGCGGTTCTATCTGGTTCTGTTGTAGAAAGATATATTGTAGATACTAACAACATCTTCCCAAGAACACCTGTTGTTGAGGTAACTTCTGGTAGAGGAGCATCTGTTCGTGCTGTTGTTACTGGAGACAAAATTACTAGTTTAGTAGTTGAAAACCCAGGAGAGTATTATTCTTCCCCTCCCATTGTTCGTATTACAGATAGCAATGGTAAAGGAAGATTTGCAGAGTACAACGCTATTGTAGATACTGATGGTAAATTAGTTGATTTTGAAAAAATTGCAGAAGGAAACTTCTACGATCAAAGAACCGTCAAAGTTGATATCATTGCTGTTGGTAATGGTGCTATTGGAACGCCTCTACTAAAAGAATGGAATTTCAACAGATATGAAAAACTCAAGACCGTTCTTGATACAGAGAATGGATATCTTTTTCCAAATTACAATATAACCTTTGAGAATGGTTATGGTCAAGTTGCTAATCCTAAGGCACTGAGGGTTGCATTAAATGATAACTTGAGTGCTGCTGGTCTAGAACCATCAACTAAGACTCACTCACCAATCCTTGGATTTGCTTATGATGGCAATCCAATCTATGGACCATTTGCACATCAGAACCCACTAGATTCACAATCTCCTATTGTAAGGATGACATCTAGTTATGTTCGCAACTCTTCCAGATCTGGCGGTCCTTCCGTTTCAGACTATCCTTTAGGTACATTCACAAATGATTATACCTATAAGCACAAGAATGGTTCACTAGACGAAAACAATGGACGTTTTTGCATTACCCCCGAATTTCCAGAGGGAGTTTATGCTTATTTCCTTACTATTGATAGCAATCAAGTACCACAATATCCATACATTCTAGGTGAAAACTTCTATTCTCTACCAGTAGATAGTAATTATAATTCCGATATTAATCAGAATGATATTCCAAAGGCATCCAAGAGACTATTTACTCTTGGTATGCAGGGTAATGGATCTGGCGTGTTTGCTAAGATCAATGAAGTAAAGCCTGGAACCGTTGATAATATTACAATTGAAAACTCTTCTAGTAACTTCTCTGTTAATTCAAAAGTTTATTTTGATAATAAGGGAACAAATGGTTCGGAAGCAGAAGCACTTGTAAACTCTGTAAAAGGAAAACCAGTAAGTTATATTGACAGTTATGAGAATAAAGTTGTCAAGTTGACAACTATTCAAAATGCTTATCTATTTACCGATGACATTCTAAGACAACCATCTTCTAATGCATCTGGTCAGATTGTCGGAAATGTCAGAAACGATAATGAAATTGTTCTAAAAAATGTTGTTGGAACGTTTGACAACACTGGAACGTTCTCTGCAGACATCAAGACATTCTTCATTCTTCTAGATCAAGACAGTTCTTATTCTGAGGGAGCAATCTTGAGTCTAACTGATGGTATCAATCCAACAGTAGCTAAAGGTGAAGTATTGAATGGTACAAGCAACCAGAACGTTGTTGAAATCAAAGTTGTACCACTAAACCCAGAAGATGATCCACAAGATTGGGATCTTGGTGATTGGTTCCAATTCAACCAAGGAGAATACTTCTTACAATCAAACAACTTCTTTAATACGTCTGGTACTAGACCAGTAACGCTAACTTCTTTGAGCGACAACCTAGAACCATTTGAAGTTAATCAAAGTGTCGCTTTGGTGGAGACTTTAGGCAACCATGGTCTAGGAATTGACGACAAGGTAGATATTACTATCTTACCAAGTGATAGCACAAAAACTAAGACCTATTATCTAAGAAAGCGTTTATATCAAAACGTAGTATTTAAGGCACCAAAATATTCTTCTACTATTTCTGATACTGGAGTTGGAAGATTCCAAATCCTTAACGGTGGTGCAGATTATGCTCCTGGTACATATACTAATGTTCCATTCACTGGTGGATCTGGAACTGGCGCAACTGCTATCATTACAGTATCTGATGCTGGTGTAGTATCATCTATTTCCATCCAGGATAAAGGAACTGGATATAGAAAAGCAGATTATCTAGGAATTGATGATGAGTCTCTATCAAGATCTGTCGCTTCACAGAGCACACAGAGATTAACTTTGTATGTTGATCACGTTGGTTTTGCTGCTGGATCTACGAGACTTAATGTAAGTAGTGCAAATGGACTTGCAGAAGGAGACACTGTTCTAATTGGTGAAGAAGTAATTGAGATTGCATCTATCAGTGGTAATACACTCACTGTTTTGAGAGGAAGAGAAGGAACTGTTGATAAAGATCACTATGACAAGCAACCAGTAGATATCTACAAACCAAAACTCAATTTTGTTGATAATTTCCAATTAGGTGCTGGAAACTCTGCATACATTGCTTCTTACAATCCTTCTACTCAGGAAGCAACACTTGTTTATGACTATCAAGTAGAATTAAACACTGCGGTGTCTGTAACAATCAGTACATCTTTCTTTGATAGTAGTGTTCCTTCTAGACTGGTAGCAATTCAGTCATTAGAACCAATTGCATACAAGTTTGAATTTTCCGAAGATAACGTAAACTTCACACCAAATCCAAACATTGATATTCAAGAACTATATCGCTATGTGTTTGATACATCACACCCATCTTTGACTGGAACTTACTTTGATCTAAGTCCAAGTAAGAATTTTAATCTTATCACAGGTGAGAAACTAGCATCTAATACTCTTCCTGGAAATGCTGGTGCATTTACAGAAGTTAAGTTTGGTTTTGGTTCTAGAATAGCAGCAAATGATTATTCTACAGAAAGAGGAACAGACTTTACCAATTTCTATTATTTTGATAAGAATGGTATTGTAAATGCAGAAGGTTCTTTCCTTAAAATTGTAAAAGATCCTCTACAGGGCGAAAAGCGTGTAATTTATGTAACACCAAACAGATTTGTTTATAACGTATCCTCTGAACCACTCTGGGATGGATCTGGTGATATTTCTTACACCACCACAGGTCAGTTTGCTATTGGAGAAATTAAAGACTTTAAGATTACCAACCTCGGTCTAAACTATAAGAAAGTTCCTATTATCACTGGAGTTGCTCCCACACAAAACTACAGAGCATCTGCTACTGTTTTGTTTGACTTAGAATCTAAACTAATTACTTCAGTTGAAGTTAATGAAAGAGGATCGAATTATTCAAATCCAAAGGTTGTTATAACTGATGGAGATGGCATTGATGCGAAATTCAATGTAGTTCTAAGGGGAGGAGAAATATTCTCTATTACTGTTGCAAATCCTGGATCTGGATATACATATGCCCCTACAATTGAAATTGTAGAATCTGATGTTGAGGCATATGTTGACAGTAATACTATCGGTATTCCACAAAGCGTTAGCATCATTAGAAATGGTGGAGCATTCCACTTAGATAAGACAGTTGCATCTAACTTCACATCTAAGTATACGCTAGCATTACTATCTCCTGAAGGAAGATTTAGAAAAGGTGAGACTGTAGTACAAAAAGTTGGTGCTACTGAGGTAATGAGAGCAAAAGTAGCAGAATGGCGTCAAGGAACTAATCTATTAAAACTGGAGTCTGTAACAGGAATCGTTAGACAAAACTTGGAAGTCCAAGGTCTTATCTCTAAATCAACAGGAACGGTAAAGGCAATTTATGCTACAACCTTCAAGGAAAAAATCACTTCTTTCTTTGACAACATTGGTTATTATAGTTCCGATAGAGGAAAGTTAGGTGTATCAAACCAAAAGATTACTGATAGTTTCTTCTATCAAGATTATTCTTATGTTGTCAAGTCTAAGACTCCTATTGATCAGTGGCGTGAGTTAATTAAGTCAACGACACACCCTGCTGGATTCAAGTTATTTGGTCAAGTAGATATTGAAACGGATGCTCCTGTTGAAATGCCAGCAGAAGCGCCAAAGGCGTCTCACTTTACTGTTATCCAACTTTGGGATCCTAATAAGAATAAGATTACAGTTGAGAACACCAGAAGAACTATCACTCAGACAGTTCAAAAGATTGAAAATCAGAGAATCAAGAAAGGTGTTGGTTCTGCTGCTACTTCCGAATTTAACTTTAATGAGTCAAGAGCGTTTACAGTTACTTTAAGTGCTCCTTTTGATGGTTATTTTGATAATGATGGAAGACTTCAGGGAACTACAACATTCCAACTGTTGAATGATGGAGCATTGTTCTCTCCTGCCAGTGCTAAGAATTTGGTTATTACACTTAATGGAGTTTTACAAGAACCCGAAGTAGCATATACTGTTTCTGGTGATACTATTACTTTTGCTGCTCCTCCACTCGGACCAGGACAAAAGTTAACAGGAAATAATCTATCAGAACTCTCTGATTATTCTGGAACTATTTTCTACGGAAGATATTTTGCTTTCAAGGACAATCAGTATAACACAAGATATTTCAAAAAACTCAGAAATATTTTCCAGAGAAATGGAAGATGGTTAGATTCTGCAAATCAGATTGAAAGAAACAGAACTTTCATTGTTGAAGAGACAATCGGTTATGGTAGAGAGAAGTATCCATCTCTTGATTGGAGTACAAAGCAAGATGATTATGAGAGAGATCTAGGTTATGTTCTAGATGCATATGAGCATGATATTAGATTTGGCGGTAACGTCAAGACTGTTGATTATATCAATTTGTTTGGTGATGACTCAGATTATGATTATATTACAAAGAATAAAACAGAGTCTCTAGGTATTATAAAGTATGCTACAAACTTAGCAAATCTTGCTATCAGAAATTGGGACATTGTTGAAAGTGGTGTAAGCTACATTCAAGGTTCTAGACAGATGACTGTCTCTGATACTAACAGACTTGCAGTTGGTATGCATGTAAGTTCTGGTAGAGCATATCCAGAAGAAACTAAGATTGTTTCTATTGACAGTGATACACAAATCACACTTTCAAGAGCAGCACTTGCAAACTCAGGTGGTGGCGGTGGTGCTCCACAAGGAACAACATCTTATAGTGGAACTAGTGGTGGTGATATTGCATCTCCAACAAACACTGTTGCCATTGAACCTGGAGATACCTTTGCTGTAGAACCTGGAGATACCTTCACTGCTTCAATTTCTTTCTCTGGAAATGATGTTGCTACATTCTTCTTCAGTGGTATTAATAGTGGAACATTCTATGATGCTGCTAATTTGATTGCTGGTAATAAACTCTATCTACAAGAAGAGATTAGCGAATACATTTATGATACTTACACTCTTCCCCAAGGTGACAAAGCAAAGTGCTACAGAGATCTTGGATATTTGATTGATGCTATTGTCTATCACCTCAAACTTGGCGGTAATCAACAGGTTGTGGAATTTGCTCGTTTGTACTATACAAACACTGGATATCCTTATGGAGAAGAATTAACATATATCAACAGATCTGCAGAAGAAACCACTGCTGCAATTGATGCTTGGGAAAAACTAGGCGAGAAGATGATTCTTGCTATGAGAAATACTCTTGGAGCAGGAACTTATACATCTATTACTCCATATACAGATCTTAGTATTTCTCCAGATTCTCAAGTTCCAGAGTGTGCTGAAGTAGCATCTGCAATTAATTCATTTGTTGACATTGTTAAGGATATTATTGCAAATGGAACAGGAGCGGTTGATACTGTTAGCATCAATGCCAGTAAACCTGGAAACTGGACAGATACAAAACCATACACAGATTATAACCTAATTCCAGATACAGATCTTCCTTACAATGGTGAGTGTGATGATGTTGTATCTTCTATCAATTCACTTTATGACAATGTATCTGATATCCTCAATAATTCATCTGCGGTAAGAACTCTGCCCGATTATGTTGATGGTGAGAACAAAATCTTTGAGATGTATTGGGAAGATGGTAGTGAAGTTAATACTGAAGAGGATGAAGATCTCTTCTTGACTATCAATGCTGTACTACAACGTCCAAAGTATAACGCAGATTATCCTGGTGAAGATTCTTACTACATTGATAGAACTACAATTCCAAACAAATTAGTATTTGATGTCGCTCCTATCTGGGATCAAGATTTTGGTGCTAAGAGCATTGGTGAACCAACTGCGGTTGAAAAAGTTGTTGGTATTGGCGTTGGTAACTATAAGAGATTAACAATTGATAAGAATTTGGTTGATGGTTCTAGGACTGGTCCATTCCTGATTCTTGATGTAGAAGACGGCACTGTACAAAGTATTGAAGACAAAGAGTTCTTATATGTCTTCCTAGATGGCGTCCTGCAGAGAGAAGGATATAGTTATACAATTTCTGGTCCAAACATTTACTTCAATGTTCCTATTAAAAAGGAAATGAAGATTGATATGAGATATCTCTATGGTAGAGATGTCGGACAGATCCTCAATCTCTATGATTTTGCACCAGATCAGTTCTATGCAAAAGCATCTGTTGTTTTAGATGTTTCTTCTGGACTATCAAATTTAGTTTCATATACTTGGATGGGAGACAAAATTGGAACTCCAATTCATGCTTGGCAAGTTAGACCAAATGGAACAAAAAATATTCTTGGACAAGTATCAAATATTACTCCATATAATTCTACATCACAGGTAGCATTTGGTGTATTTGGATTTAAGTGCGATTTAGATACATCATTACCTCTCACATTTGCGTCTTCAGCAGATTACTCTAAGACTGTATCTATTGATATTTCTGACTATACTATTATATACGAAACTGATGAGTTTGGAAGAACTATTCTATCAGATAATAGTCAAATTTGGTCTGGATCTTACTTAAGAAAAACATATAGAAATCCATTCTTAAGTCTTTCCAATGGAGACAACATTAGAGTTGAAGGTGAAGATAAGTTTAGAAGAATTAAGACTCTTCCAAGCAGAACAACAAGTAAGGAACAAAGACTACAAGAACAAGTATCAAACTCGTTGTTTGGTTCTGTTGATGTGGAAAGATACAATGGCATCACACGAGGTGAAGGTCTTAGTGTTGTTGCGATTATTGAAAATGGATCAGTAGTTAGACTTGAGTGGAACCAGCGTAGTTATGAACCACTTACACAACCAACAGCATATCAATACTATACTCCACCTGTACTTCACTTCATTCCTCTAGATGGAAATGGTGGTGGTGCAAGAGCGAACGTTCTTGTAAGTAAAGGTCAGGTAATTAGTGTTGACTTAATTGATGGTGGTTCTGGATATACAGAAGCTCCAAAAGTAGAAGTTGCGAGAAGATATGATGTTCTTTCTGATAGAGACATTGGTGTTTCCTTAATTAATGTCTCTGTCAATCCTGTAGTAGAAATGCAAGGATTGATCTCTCAATCAACTGTTGATGTTATTACTTTACCACCACCATTAGCATTTACATCTACTGCTGTTGTAGTTGATAGTCCAAAGAGAGTTGATATTGATCTGGAAGCAGAGATTCAACTTCTTCGTGAAGTTAGTGAAAATCTTGCTGGATCTACTTCAGAAATTCGTTCTAGCAGACCAAATCCAGACAAGTTTGCTATTATTGATATGTTCACTGCAACAAATCAATATCTATCTCAAGTTTCTGGTCGCGTTGATAACATTATTTCTAGCTCTGTTGTAACTGCTAATAGGCAGATTACTAGCACTGTACATAATATCATTCAAAATACTTCGCTATCTAACATTAACTACTATGAAGTTGGCGCGTTCCTTGAAGTTGATGCAGATGTAGCAGATACTATTATCTACATTTCCGATACATCCAAGTTTAAGACAAATGGATTCTTACTAATTGGTGATGAAGTTGTACGCTACATGCGTAAACTTTCTGATAGATTCTTAATGGTCCAGAGGGGTCAAGAAGGAACTACAGCGAAGTTCTGGCCAGCTGGAACATTTATTCGTCAGATTCCTGATCCAGTATCTGTTGCTCCTGGTGGTATTATCTCTATTGAGTCTGAGGCAAGTGTTTCTATCGTTGGTGCCGCCGCAGGTCTTGATGGTAGAACTGGTCAGGATAGAATCAGATATGAGCAGATTGAAACTCCCGATGTAACTCTAACAACAACTTCTAGAGAAATCATTGCAGAGATTCAACCCGAGTTGAATGTAGAATCTGTATCCACTATTAGTTCAAAAGTATTCTATAGACTCGAAGTTCCATTTAATATAACTCCAGTAGCTACTGTTAAAGAAGTAGAAATTGCTCAAATTAAATGTGAAATTCAAACTGTACAAACAGAATTTAATATCAGAAAAGAAGCACTTGAAGTTGTACTAATTCCACCTCCATCTGGTGTTGTTGATGGATATCAAGAAAGTGCATTTATTTCAGATCCAATTAAAACTAGATTAAATGGATTCGTAGATCTCTTAGATGATTATGGAGTTGTACAAAGAAATGGTAATGTAATTTACGTAAGAAATTCCGTTTTTGGAACTGGTTCGGAATATATTGGTCAATACACAAAGACTAATGCTGGTCATACAATTAGTCATTTTAATGGAATTTTTGATACTGGAGTTTGTAATGTTTCTGGTGTGTCATTCCTAGAAATAGATCTACATTTCTCTTCTTTGACACTTAGAGATTTTGAGTTGAGAGGAAATTCAAGTTATACTCTGAATGGAGATAAATTTACTCTGATGCCTCCATCAATTCAAAATCCTGTTGCTATTAGCTCTTCTTCTGGAACAATAGGAGGTCCAATTGTTGTACAAGATACAACATACTTCCCAGATGAAGGTTATCTCTTCACCAGTGGCGGTACTGTTGTACAATACACAAGCAAGACTACCACAACATTTGAAGGATGTACATTGTATAGTGGACCAGATTCTATCAGCAATGGTGATGAATTAGTTCCATTCTCAATTGTCTAAATAACTGCATAAATATAAATAACTCAGGCACAACACTACGTCGGAAAAAACCAATGGCTGCTATTATCTCTGATAAGTTTAGAATTTTTAATGCGAAGCAATTCCTGGAATCGCTTACTGAGGGTGCTACCGATGATAGCCCCGAAAAAACTAGAATGTATTTCTTTGTGGGTCGCCCACAACCATGGAGAGCATACTTAGAAGTATACTCCAAATCTTCAACCAACTTCACTGTTGGCAATGAAGTTTATATTGGAACATATGGAACAACAGCGTTCCGTGCCACTGTTGCTGCTGTTTATGATAGTGCCCTTCTTCTAACCGACGTTTTTGGCAGCAACGGTGTCAACTCCGCTCCTCCTCTTGGTAGCACCCTAAAAGAGACTGCAGACGGTGGTTCTACCGATACTCTTGCTACAGCAACGACTGGTGTTTATCGCTACGCTACCGAGGACGTTCCACCCCTCCCTCTAGATAATCAGAGAGAAAAAATTGCACTATATGATGAAATCATCGCTGCTAAGCGTATTTCCGATGCTTTTGCAAGAACAGTAATTCGTCGTTATAACTGGAACTTGGTTGCTAACCCCAAGTTTGACATGTGGAAGCCTGACTACTCTGCTACTCCTGGTGGCGGTGGTCAAATTGGTAAGCAAACCGCAACTGGTGCAGACAGCATCTCTGATGCTAAGTTCTATGTAATGAACAGCAACTACGAAGTATTCAAGTGCCTCTACAACGGTGAAGGTCCTGGAAATCCAACTGGTGTAGATGCTGTTGAAGAACCAACCACTTCAGGTGGTAACTACGACGCTGGAACTGGTCTTTACACCGAGACTACAAATGTAAATGGTAATTACATTTGGAAGTACATGTACACCATTCCAACCGATGATGTTCTGAAGTTCCTATCTTCTGACTTCATGCCAATCGTTCTTCCTGCTAACCCATCACGTACAACTGTTGTTGGACAAGCAGTTGCTGGAGCAATTGACGTTGTTCTAATTGAAGACGCTGGTAGCGGTCTTCCTGCAAACAGAGGTGTTGGCAACGAACTCTATGCTGGTATCAAGGGAGATGGTGCTGGTGGTGTTGTTAAGATGACTACCGATGGTAGTGGTTCAATCCTAACTGCTGAAGTTGAAGTTCGCGGTTCTGGATACACCTATGCTAATGTTCTTCTCGGCAACGGCAATCTGTTCACCGATCCTGGTCTAGCACCTGGCGATGCAATTGCAACTCCTGGTGGTTGGAGTGGTGCTCTAGAAGCAATCCTACCTCCTCAGGGCGGTCATGGTTCAGATCACGAAACCGAACTCAACGGTAAGCGTGTTATGACAAACATCCGTCTAACATATGATGAAGGTTCAGGCGACTTCCCCGTTGACAACGACTTCCGTAGAATCGGTATTATCAAGGACCCATATGCATGGGGAACTACCGATTTCCTACTTTCAGACACAGTTTCTGGTCTAAGAGCACTCAAGCTTCAAGGATCACAAGCAGATTACATCCCTGATGAGACAATCACTCAGTCTGTAACTGGTGGTACTGCTTATGGTACTGTTGTTTCTTGGGTACTAGATTCTGGTTCTACTACAGACGGTGTTCTCAAGTACATCCAAACCAACGATGCACACACCGATCAGGGTGTTGTAAGAGCATTTGAAAGCACTGGTGCTACAGTTGCTGGTGGTCAGTCTGGTGGAGACGGAACTGTACTTACTACCTACAACACTGGTGGTGCTGTTCTTCCTCTCCTAGGTCATTCATTCACTAATGGTCTTTCAAATCCAGAGATTGAGAACAACTCTGGCGATGTAATCTACATTGAGAACCGTCGTCTAATCACCCGTGCTCCTGACCAGATTGAAGACATCAAACTTGTAATTGAATTCTGATTTATCAGACTTCTAAGAATCCCCCGAGAGATCGGGGGATTTTTTTTATCCTTACTAAATACTAGGGACTAGATACTAGTATTTGGCGGAGTACGATGCCTCAGAAGACGAACCTAAATGTAAATCCTTATTACGAGGACTTTGACGCGAGTAAGAATTTTTATAAAATTCTATTCCGTCCTGGATACTCCATTCAAGGTAGAGAATTAACACAAGTTCAGTCAATCCTCCAAAACCAGATTGAGAGTTTTGGTAGATATGCATTTAAGCAAGGAGAACTTGTAATTCCTGGAGAGGTTGGTTTAAATACCAAACTAGATTATGTAAAGTTATCTTCTGTATCTGAAGTTGCAGTAAACGATGGAAACGATATCGTTTATAAGAAATATGATATTACTCAACTAGTAGGTCAACAACTAAGAGGTTTAACTTCTGGTGTTATTGCTAATGTTCTAGCAGCAAATCTGTCAACCGAGGCAACGGCAGATACTCTATACGTTAGCTATATCAATAGTGGTAATTCTAATACAGAGTCCACATTCAGACAAGGCGAGACTTTAGAAGTTATTGATGGTGTAAACACTCCATTAATGGTTGTTGGAACAGATGGTAGTGTATTACCTACCAGTATCAATGTAACTAACCCAGATACTGGAGATACTACATCACTAGAAAGTCCTGCAATGGGATACGCTTCTGCTGTTAAGGTAGAAGAAGGTATCTATTTTGTCAATGGATATTTTGTTCGCAATGAAGCAGCTCTGCTCGTCATTGATGAATACTATGATAAACCATCTGCAAAAGTTGGTTTTACCATTAAGGAAGAAATTATTAGTCCAGAAGAAGATTCAAGTCTATACGATAATGCAATTGGATCTTCTAACTACACCGCACCTGGAGCACATAGACTAAAAATTAGTCTTGAATTAAAAGAGTTTGCTCTAGATGCAATTACAGATAAGAATTTTATTCAACTTATCACTGTCAAAAGAGGTCAAGTACAGAGAAAGGTAACTGCCGCTGACTATTCACTCATTGAGCAAACACTTGCAAGAAGAACATTTGACGAGAGTGGTGATTATGTTGTAGATGATTTTGCAATTGATATCAGAGAGTTTGCACAGAAGGATAGCAATCGCGGTATCTACTCTGCTGATGAATTTGGTCTTTATAATGGATATACTGCTGGCGAAGCTGCCAGAAAAATGGTTGCCAGTGTTGGTCCTGGTAAGGCATATATCAAAGGATATGAAATTGTCAATAAGGAAACTAAGTATCTTGAGATTAACAAAGCAAGAGAAAGTCTCACCAGCGACAATGTAACTCTCAAAACAAGAGGACTACCTACATTCAGTATTACTAATACCTACGGTAGTGTTCCTCTCAACAAAGAAGGTTCACAATTAACAGCATATCCAACTCTATATCTCTCATCTTTGTTCAATGATGGATATGTTGGTCTTAACAATACAGAGGCAAGCAACAACTATCGTCAAACAATTACAAGAAGAGGTCAGTTCTTAGATTCTAATAAAGGTGTTAGAACGATCACTCTTGAGGTAGTTGATGTCAATATTCCAATTGCATCAATTGTTGCATCAGATTTGACAGATACATTCAACAAACTATGGTATGTCAAGACAAGAGCAGGCACGAACGTAGTTGATTACGTTGATGTTCTATCATATAGTAAAGTATTCAAACCAGCAAAGAATCCTGGTACTACTGAAGAGTCCAGATTCCTAGAAGTAACAGTAACTGGATTGAAGAGCGACCTTGAAAACATTTTCATTGAGTACGACGAAGGATCTGAAGAAGGTAAAAAGAGAAAGCTCTTCCTAACAGAAGCAGATGCTAGAGGAGATGAGAAAGAAGATCTTTCATCAACTGTATTTGCTAACATCATTGATTATAGCGAGACAATTACTCCAGTAATCGGTACTGCAAAACCAAGCAACTTCTTCCTACAGGAAAGAGGAACTGGATTCAACTCTGACTCGGACATCGTTCTTTCTAAAGGTGTTGAAGCAGACGGAACCCAGTCTTACAATGCTGTATTCGGTCTCTCATATTTTGATCCTCAATTCTTCACCAAGATCAAACTAGAAACTCAACCACCTTCACAATCATATGGTGTTGGTACATATGTTTATGGTTTGACCAGTGGAGCATACGGTGTTGTTGAGGGCGGTCCATCTGGAGTCTATTCAACAGGAAGAATCTTGTTTGTGAAGACTCTTTCTGGAAAGTTTGCACCAGGAGAGACACTCAAAGATGAGGGTGGAAACCTAGTCAAGATTGCTCAGGAGAACACAATTTCTCACTTTGTTGTTCAAGAAAGAGGTTTGGGATATCCAACAACCTCAACAATTAAGATTGATGGTGTTTCATTTGATCAAGGTAAGATTGAATTGGGATTCTTAGGTCAGGGAATCTATAGAGTAGATATTCTTGACAGAACTGCGGTATCTAATACTTACTCCAGACCACCAGTAGTATCAATTGATGCGGGAGAAGCAACTCCAACTACTGCTGCGGTAATCATTCCTGTTCTCAACAGAAACACTGTTATTACATACACACCTCAAAATGTTAAGTCCATTGGAACTTCATATGGTTCAGGTGGAGCAAATACTTTCACAGCAGATATCCTAGTTGATGACAGAAATTATGCTGATCTATACGATGTAACCGACTTTACTTTCTTCGGAAAGAAAGGAACTAAGTTCCTTGAGTCTACTAGCTTCAGTGCAGATGCAAGTTCCGTAGTTCAACAGGGAGATCTAATTCAATTCTCTGATGATTCTAATAATGTTATTAGAGCGGTTGTACAATATGCAACAATTCAGAAAGGATCATCAAAAACAAGAATCTATCTAGACGAAACTCTATATGATGATGTTGCTAGCACAAGCGTAGTAAGATTCCGTCCTGTAATTCAGAATGCAAACTCAGGAACTTTACTATTCCCAACTGGAAGCAGATCTGTACAAAGTGTATCCGCTGGTCCAGATGATAGCAAGATTGTATACTATTTCCGTAGAGACTTTGTAACTGCTGGTTCTACTGGTGGCGGACTTATTACTTTTGCTGCTCAGTTGCCATTCGGTACTCAAAGATTTACAACATTCAACGAGAAGAACTATGTAATTACTGTTCTTAATAAGAATGATGCAGACAAGGTAGAAACTGGAGATATTGTATACATTGACGAAGATAATGTAGAGATCACATCTGCAACCGATACCGCCAGTGGATTGGTATCTGGAAGCATCCAGTTCAATCTGCCAAGTTCATACTTCAATACTGGTTCTATTGAAGGAATTGCAAATTATACTGCTCCCGAATTAAAACTAACTGCAACTCTTGAAGTTGAGAACGCTAAACCAAGACTAAAAACTGCTGTTAGAAACAAGAGAATTGTAGTTGATTCTTCTGGTGATAGAGTCATTCCTTTCAGAGGAACCGATTATGATAGTGATGTTGTTGAGACACTATCTTACTCAGATGCATTTAAGTTAAGATACGTTTATGAAGGAACTAGCACACAACCACCCGAGATTGATAGTGCTGGCAATCTTGTTTCTGGATCAGACGTAACTAATAGATTTACATTTGACAATGGTCAAAGAGACACAATCTATGATGTATCTAGAATTGTAATCAAACCAGGATATGAAGCACCAACTGGTCAACTAGTAATTGCATTTGATTACTTTGAGCAATCACAAGGAGACTTCTGTACTATTGATAGTTATCTACATGATGCAGGTGTTCCTGAAGATGAGATTCCAACATTCAACTCATCTGTACTTGGAAATGTAGAACTCAAGAATGTAATTGACTTTAGACCTAAAGTTAACACTGCTACCATTGTTCCTGGTTTCCAAGATACTTCTTCACTAGAAGTCATCACCAGCAACTTTACTGGTTCTGGTTCTGTATTTGCTGCAACTCCTGCTCCAGATTCAAATCTTGAGTATACCTTCAAGTTCAGTCAAGTTCAGTACCTAGACCGCATTGACGGAATCTTCCTCAATAAGAATGGTGAGTTTATTGTTAAAGAAGGCAACTCATCACTCAATCCTTCCAAACCAGATCCTGTTAAGGATGCTATTCCTCTATTCTATGCATATGTTCCTGCTTATACAAATACAAGCAAGGATGTGAGGATCACTCCTGTTGAGCATCGTAGATATACGATGAAGGACATTGGCAAACTTGAGAAGCGTATTGAGCGTCTTGAGTATTACACCACTCTCAGCATTCTAGAGCAACAGGCTCTCAATATGCAGGTTAAGGATGAAGTTGGTCTTGACAGATTCAAGTCTGGATTTTTTGTTGATAACTTTGAATCACACAGCATTGGTAATCTAGTGTCTGTGGATTATAAGTGTTCTATTGATAGCAGACAATCAGTTCTAAGACCACAGTCAAAAGAAGATTCATTTACTCTAAAAGAAGTCTACACAAGACAAGATCAAAGATCAGTAGCTGGATATCAGAAGACTGGAAGTGTAATCACACTACCTTACTCTAAGTTAAGTCTACTTGGCAACAACTTTGCATCTAAAACAATCAATCCAAATCCATTTGTTGTAGTTCAATATGTTGGAGATGGCGCAGTTTCTCCCGCTATTGATCAGTGGTATGATCAAAGTGTAGAACCACTAGTTGTAGATACTAACACAAGTATCTTTAATATCTTCTTAGCAAAAGAAAATGTTAAAGAAAGTTTCTCCAGTTTACATGATTCCTTCATTGTCAACTGGGTTGGATCTTCACCATCTTTCACAGCGATTAATTCGCTTGGAGAACTCAACACTACCCAGGCAAATGCTGGTGTTAAGGCAGCATCTGTAGGAAGTTCCTCAAATATTAGTCCACAAAACAATGAGATTGGTAAGGGAGTAAGAACTAAGACTGTTGGAGAGAACGTTGTCTCTACAGCACTACAGTTCTTTGCTAGAACAAAACCAATCAAGTTTGTAATTGGTAGACTAAAACCAAATACAAAAATTTCAGTATTCCTAGAAGGCAGAGACATTAGTCGTTGGGTCAATCCAGATCTCAGATTTACTGGAACTGCTGGAAACTCACTGTCTGCTTTCAATGGTGAGATTGTAACCGATGAAAATGGTAATGCTAGTGGTCTAATTCTACTTCCCGCTGGTAAACCACCAAGAGAGAATGCTACTTGGACAGGTGATGCAACTACTGTGGAGTATGATGACTCGGCAGAAGAAGTACGTTTCACGACTGGAGAACTTACATTTAGATTTACTTCCAGTGCTACAAATGCAGATAAGGCAACTGTAGATACATATGCAGAGGTTAAGTATTATGCTACTGGTGTTCTACCACAGAACCCTGCAAGCATTGTTTCCACAAGACCATCTTACTTCAAGTCAAATGAGGGTGTTCAGTTTGTAGATAGCAACACCGATAACCCAATCAGACCAAATCCACTTGCACAAACATTCAAGATTGAAAACTTTGAGGGTGGACTATTTGTAACTGGACTAGATCTCTTCTTCAGTAAGAAGAGCACCAATATTCCCGTTAAGGCATACATCACTAACGTAGACTTTGATAAACCAAGCAAGAACATTGTTCCTGGAACAGAGAGAACTCTATCTCCAGATACTTACCTCAAGTGCTACAGTAATGGAAACGTACTTATTAGTAGAGGTGAGTATGTTGTAGGAAAGAGTTCTGCTGCTTCTGGTCCAATTTCAAGAGTCGTTGATAAGAATGGCGTTGAGGTAACTCCTTCTTCTACAGGTGTTTTTGCTCTAACCAATGAGCAAGTCTATACACTCATCCTAAGCAATCATAACGGTCGTTCATTCATCCAGAATGAAGAGTTGGAAATTCCATCTGTTGAGTTGGCAAATGATAAAGATGGCACAAGTCTTGCTCTGACAATTGCTAAAGACAGCGGAAGAGTTTCTGACATTAGAATTAAGAATCCTGGTGCAAACTATGATAGCGCAGTTCTAACAATTGAAAGTCCACAACTTCCTGGTGGTTCTGTTGCTACTGCAAAAGTTAATGTCTCTGGTGGAAAGATCTATAACGTTGATGTTTCAATTTCTGGATTTGGATACACCGAATCTCCATCAGTTGTCGTCAAAGGCGTCGGAAATGGCGCTGGAGGATGCGAAGTTGAGACTTTCATAGAGATTGATACCCCAGCAGTTAGAATGGGCGTAGCGACCGATTTTGAGGGTCTCACAGCATCTACAACACCAACCAGATTTGAGTTTGAATATCCTGTATATCTACAAAACGATACCGAGTATGCTCTAGTTGTAGAGACAGACTCTAGCGATTTTGAGATGTGGGCATCACGTCTTGGTGAGACTGATCTTGCTACAAGCACAGTTATCACAACCCAACCAGCACTTGGATCTGTTTACAAGTCTCAAAACACCGAGAATTGGACAGAAGATAATTTTGAAGATCTGAAGTTTACTCTTTACAGAGCAGAATTTGATATTACTAGATCAGCAGAATTGCTTGTTAGAAATGAAGATCTTGGTTATGAACTACTAGATGCAGACCCAATTGAGACTAACGCAACTGCTGAGTCTATTGCTACTTCTAAGTTGTTCAAGAATAACAACAGCGTTATCAAGTTTAACCACAGAGACAATGGATTTGAGGATAGTGGCAAGTCTTATGTCTTCTTCAGAGGAGTTAAGGATGTTGGTGGTGTAAACTCAGAAGTATTCAACACCAACCTGTATCAAGTTTCCAACTCTGGTATTGACTCATATAACATTAGAACTATCACTAGTGCTTCCAGAAACTCTTTTGGTGGCGGTAGTTCCGTATATGCTACTTACAACAGAAAGTATGAGGTTCTATATCCACAGGTTCACTACCTAACAGTAACTGGAACCAAGATTGATACGTCTGTCAAGACAACTAACATTATTCCTGTTGATTCTTCAACAACCAACTACACCTCATACTCCGAGTCTGCATATGAAAAGACTTTCTTGAATGAAGCACACTACTTTGATAATCAGAAAGTTCTTGCTTCTCAGATCAACGAGACTCTCAATAATCTGAGCAGATCTCTTACTTATAAGATGGCATTGTCTTCCACAGTGTCTTACTTGTCTCCTGTCATTGATCTTTCTAGTGCTTCTGTCAAGACTGTTTCTAACAGAATTGAGAATGCTGGTGGTCAAGAAAACAGATATGGAAGAAGAGATCAAATTCTAGAGTTCTATCCAGTATATACTTTCCAACTTTCTACCACAACTCCAGATGTTACTTACCAAAACAACCAGAGTGTAAAAGGAAAGACATCATCTGCAACAGGAACCGTTTCTAAGGTAGATGGAAATACTGTTTGGGTCAGAGTCAGAACCAAGCAAGGTTTTGAAATCAACGAAGAACTTGACATGACACAGTTCACTAATGTTCAGAGTGCTCCAACTATTACAGTTGGTTCTACTCCATCTCTAGTAACTCCTGTCATTAACAGTTCCACCCAGTCAGCAGCGGGTGAGTCTATTACAATTGTCGCTAGAAATCCCGTTGAGTCTAAGATTCTAGAGACATATGACAATAGAATCACTGGTAAGTCTATTATCTGGAATAGAACTACAAGACAACTAACTCTAAGAACCGACCAGCAACCAATTAATGATGATTACACTGCTAGAGTAATTGATAGCAATCTCTATGCTAGAGCAAACGAAGTGACAGATCAGATTGCTGATATCTTCCGTGTTGGTGATATTATTTCATATCCAAACCAACCAGATGATGAAGCACTGTTTATGGAAGTTCAAAGAGTTTCTTATACCAATGGTGTTGACTTTGTTGCCGAAGATACTTCTAAGAACAGTTCTTCTGCTGCCAAGTATGTAACCAAAGAGATCTACATTACAAATCCTGCCACTGCAATTGATGTTCATCTACTTGCAAACATGAAGGATATCTCAAACGTACAAGTTCTTTACAAGTATAAGAGATCTTCCAGTCAGGAGAACTTTGAAGATGCTGAGTGGTTCTACTTCAATGAGTCTGGAGAACCAGATTCTCTAGAAATTGCTACCGCTGATAATAGCATTTCAAGCATCGTTGAAAAGCAGTCTGCATATCAAGATCTCAAGTATAGCGTTGCAGGTCTTCCCGAATTCTCATCTTTTGCAATCAAAGTTGTTATGAAGGGTGTTGATCCAGCATACGTTCCTAAGATTCAAGATATTAGAGCTGTCGCCGCATTCTAATTTCCGCATATGGGTTACATCAAAGTTAAAGGGCATGATGGTCTTGTCAGAGACGAGACCACAGGTGCCATCTTGAATCACAACGATTCTGCCATACAAGCTCGCCGTAAACAAAAACATCTGAGTTCCGCGTTAGACGACATAAATATGTTGAAGGATGAAATCTCTGAAATCAAATCCCTACTTAGAGAGTTAGTAAAAAATGCCAGCAATTAACGTCGCCAGAACAGACACCTTTGAAACTCAAAGGCAAAAAATTAACCAAATTGGTGATCAGATTTTTAACATCTCTCAAGGTGGCAGCGATCTTGCTACTGGCAATTTGAAGTTGGGTGATGGAACTAGGATTGCTCCATCATTAGCATTTACTACAGATGCTTCACTTGGAATTTACAAAACTACTGATTCTGAGTTTGGATATGTTTATAATGGCAAAGAGTTATTAAACATTGGCATTGAGGGTATAAATTTATTTAAAAATTTAAATTTACAAAGAAGATTTTTATATACAGAAGGATTAACTACATTAAACCCAGGTCAAAATTATGATCCAGGATCATATTCCAGTATTTTACTAAATGGCGGAACTGGAAATGATGCTTCTTTAGACATTACCGTTACAGAATTTGTTGGAACTATTACTAATTCTGGTGTTGGATATTTTCCTGGAGAATATCAGGGAGTAGTATTGACTGGAGGAAGTGGTTCTGGTGCTACAGTTTCTTTTGATGTTGATGGAATTGAAGGAAATATTACCAATGCTGGATCTGGGTATATTCCAGGATCATACTCAAATATTCCTCTTGCTGGAGGATCTGGAAATGGTGCTACTGCTGATTTAGAAATCTTAGGATCATCAGAATTAACAGGAACCATAACTAATTCTGGATCTGGATATACAAATGGAAGTTATCAGTTAGTTGGATTTTTTAACACACCAACTACAACATTTGTAGTAACAACAACTTCAAATCCAGGAACACCTCCACCCGATAATGTGTATGTTATTGATGGAAACGTTCAGCAAGTATTGAGCTTAGAAAAAGGAAATACTTATAGGTTTGATACTTCTGATGCATCAATGGTTGGTCATCCATTAGTATTTGATTTTGGTGGAAATGCTCTTCCTGGAGCAGAATTTGTAACAAGACAAAGTTCCGCTCAACTTGGAACTCCAGGATCTTTTATTGATTTAATTATCAAACCAAATGCTTCTTTTAGCACCATCCAGTACAGATGCTCCGTTCATTCTGGAATGGGAGCAAGTATTAATATTACAACTGGAACAACGGGATCTTACGGATCTGGAGCTAATGCCAATATCACAGTTTCTGGTGGTTCTGTATCTATCGATTCTTGGGGAACCGCTGGAAATGGATATCAGAATGGTGATGTACTTACTATTGACACCCTAGGTGGAACTGGAAGTGGTTTTAGTTTTACTGTTTCTGGTATTGCGTACACTGGAGTAATTGATACTTTTACCATTGTAGAAAGTGGATCTGGGTATGTAAATGGCGATATCTTAGGTATCAATAATGCTGATGTTGGCGGGTCTGGATCTAATTTTGCTTTTACTATTAATAACAATCCAGGGAGAATTGATGAGGTTATTTTCTTTTCAAAGGGAATTGGTTATCAAACAAATGATGTTTTGGAATTACCAAAATCAACATCTAGATCATCGGTAACTTTGCGTGGTAGAGTTCAAGGTGTTTCTACTACTCTTAGTATTTCATCTGCAACAATAACCATTGCTGATACTGATGGAATTATTGCTGGTATGCAGGTAACTGCTGACCTCAATCAACCAGGACAGGTAGCACAAGGAACTACAGTTCAAAGCGTAGATAGTTCTACTCAGATTACACTATCAGCAAATCCAACATCTGATGGATCTGCTTTACTAACTTTTCAATCTCCTGGATCTTTAACTGGAATAACTGTTTCATCAACCACAGGAATTTCAAATGGTTATAGAGTGTTTGTTTCTTCGGGATCTGGAGTTTTAGATTCAAACACCGTTATTTCTGGTGTAAACGAGCAGACTAACGAAATTATTATTTCCCCCCAACCAATAAAAGCTGGTGTTGTTGATTTATTAATTACACCTCCATTTGGAGATCCAACAGTAGATTTTCAGTATGTTGTTGGAAATCTAGGAGTTGTTTCTGATTATTCTATTTCATATGGTGGTAGCGGATATATTATTGGAGATAATTTATCTGTCAATCCATCAGATTTAACACAACCAGAAGAAATTGATGTTATTTCTAGGGAAGTAGTGGAGATTTCTTTTTCTAATACAATTTCTTCTGGTGTTTTTAGCGTAGGAGATACGATTAGAAATAGAGATGGGGAAATTGAATCATTCTCTACTGGAAATACAACTTCAATTCCAGCAGCTGCTGGAAATTCATATACTGGTATTTCTGCTTCTGGTGGAAATGGAACAGGTGCTACTTTTAATGCTATAAGAGATCAGCAAGGCGGAATTTCATTTACAATAAACTCCCCAGGATATTTTTATCAAGATAGTGATGTTCTGACTATTCAGGGATCTGATATTGGTGGAGCATCTCCTACAGACAATGTTCAAATAACTGTTTCATCTGCTTCATCTTCTCCATCTAGAGAAGTTTACAAAGTAAACTTGGATGGATCTAATAATCTCTCTAGTTTAATAGTTCAAAGTAGTTCAGAAGAACTTTTAGTTTCTGGAGATCAAATTTATCTAGACGGAACTACAACATTATATGAGCTAGATTCAAACGGATCTTCTGGATTTAGATTCTTTTTTGTTATTGATGGAGGACCTCAAATTACTCCAGATCTAACATTTTATGTTGGAAACTCATATCAATTTAATTTAACAAGTTCTTCTTTATCTGGAATTACATTTTTACTAAGTAAATTTAGAGATGGTATTTGGGATCCAAGTTATATTCAAAATATATCTACCACTTTATCTACATCATCAAAGCAAATTACAGTTTCTTCCACTGCAGGAATAGAAGAAGGGATGATCGTATCCCAAGCGCAAAATCCTGGAGACACTGGCAATATTTCTCCATCATCTTTTGTAGAATCCGTTGATGGTCCAACAACACTAACATTATCAGAATTTCCTGATACTGATGGAACAGCAACATTAAACTTTAGGGGACAAGAATATAGTGATGGTGTAGAAAAAGAATCTACAACATTAACAGTAAAGATTACAGAAAATACTCCCACTCTTTACTACTACTCCTCCACATATCAGAATATGGGTGGATCGGATAATGTTGAGGCATCTATAACAATTGATCCAAATAACCCAAAAGTTTTTGGTAGTGGATTTTTAGTAGAAGCATCTGAAATTAATATTTCTGATAATATTAATGGAAATACGGAGACTGGCGTTTTTGAATGTGTAACTCTCAATTCAGAAACAGCAAATGTAACTGAAGCGATTGTTACTGGATCTCTTACTTCCCCTGCTATTTCAACAACCACTTTAACCACAACAACAATTTCAGCAACACCGCAACTTACTGTAAATTCTCCTACGACTAGATTTAGTGGAAATGTAAATATTGGAACTAATATTCAAATTTCCCAAAGTAATGGAAATATTACAACTTCAGGTATTCTGAAAACTACTGGATCATTTAACGTAAATGATCATATCACTATTTCCGATAATATTATTGGATCTACTCCCACAAATGATATTGTATTGTCTCCAGCAACTGGACAACTTACAGAAATTATTTCCAACAAAGCATTGATTATTCCTGTTGGTGATAATTTGGAAAGACCAGCATTTACTCCTGGAAACGGAGATGGTGCTATTCGTTTTAATACAGAAACTAGTCAATATGAAGGTTATAATTCTTCAACCACTTCTTGGTCATCTCTAGGTGGAGTTCGTGATATTGATGGAAACACTTATATCTTGGCAGAACTTACTGCTGGAGCTAATGATAACACTCTATGGTTTTATAATGATGGTTTAAATACTCTAAGATTGGATAGAGAATTTTTAGATTTTAGAAACACAAAGAAAATTTCGTCTGGAAGATTGGGTCTTCCATCCTTTACATTATGGACAGCAAATACTCCAGTGTTGATTGGTCAATTTATTAAGTATAGAAATAATCTTTATGAGGTAACTGGATCTGGAACAACAGCAACAGTTGGAAACGAACCAGTTCATGTTTCTGGAGCTCTTAATAATGGAACTGCTCAGTTAACTTGGTATTCTTCTGCCGTATCTCCACTTACATTTACAGAAATTGAAGAACTAAGAGTTGCTCCGAATAAAGATGCTGCTCTTGTCGTCAATGGTGGACTAAAATTAGGCGGAACTACATCCGAAGATTGGAATACTATTTCAACTCTGGTAGAAGATCTAACTATTGCTCCAAACCCTGGTAAAAAAGTAGTAATTAAATCATACACTCACCTTGCTATTCCTGCTGGTAATAACAACCAGAAGAATACTGCTTCTGCTGTACCTGGATCAATTAGATTCAATACAGAAATTCAACAATTTGAAGGTTATAGCGGAACTAACTGGTCTTCTCTTGGTGGCGTAAGAGACGTTGATGGCAATACTTACATCATTCCAGAAACCGCACCAGCGGCAAACGAGAATATCTTGTATTTCTACAATGATAATCTCAACACAATGCAGTTGACGAGGACTTCGTTAGACTTTACAAACATTGACACAATTACCACATCTGGTCTCAGTAATCTCTCTATTGACACTCCTCTTGTAACTCTAAATTCAAATGACACCACCATTGATAATAGAGATGTAGACAGAACCTTTATTAGCACAAGTAAGCAGTTCTTAGATCTAGGTCTCTCTTCTGGTTTAGTTGTTGATCCTGTATTAAGACTAGATGATCAGGGCGATGTTTATTTGAACACCACGTTTGGATCAGGAACTTTCAATGGTGTCAAAGTTCTCGATGGTCAACTAAAAGAATTTGAGTTGGCAGATTATGCTATAAGGACAACAACATTCCAGTTAGCAAAAGGTGGTGCCGAAACTGGATCGTTTGTTTTATATGATTCTGGATCTAGAAAAGGATGTAAAGTAACAGTGGTTTCTAAGTCTTCTTCTGGAAAAAGATCAATGACGGAGTATTCTGTTATAGATAATGGAACTGATATTTTCCACAATGAGTTTGGATCGTTGAATACATCTCTTGATCAATATTCAGCATCATTTGATTTCAACGCCATCAATGAGACCAGAATTTCTCTAACTCTTTCAAATGATCATGCCAATGGCGACATTATTACGTTCACAATTCTCGTACAGGTAATTAAGTAAAATGGCAAGTAATCTAAAAGAGTTTGATTCTTTGGGTGGATTCTCTATTGATCAAGTATCAGTAATTGATGAAGATAGAAATGCCAAAGATCTAAACACATTAGAAATCAAGAATAGTTTTTATTCTGATAGTAAGACAACACAATATATTTTAAGAGGAATTAATACAGCAACTCTGCAGTTGGATGATGTTGGAACAACCATTCCATTAGAAAATTCAACTATCAATTTTATTACTGGACATTTTCTAGCAGCAAATCCAAGTGGTGTTGTATATACAGGAAAGATTGAAAGTTCTGTTTTATGTGGACCAATTGGAAACACTACTGTTCAATCTAGTATGTTGACAATTATCAAGCACGATGTTCCTGTTGGAGAGGCGTGGGAAATTGATACATTTTCAGCAGCAAATAGATTCAGTTATAATGTTGTGAGAACAGGAACAACACAGACAATCAAATGGGTTGTATCAACACAGGTTGTTAGTATTGCGTGGGCATAGGTGCTAAATATAACTGAGGATAATAACGGCGGGAGCTAGAAGGCACCATGAGTTTTCATATTAATTCCGATAAAGAAAAGATTAGAGGCGTAAACCCTAAACTCATCGGTGATAATGAAGCTACTATTAGAGTTGGTACTGGAACTGACGAGCGAGAAGTATTTCGTGCTCAGTTAGATCCAAATACCAATTTGCCCAGAATTGGTATTAACAGAACTGGTCAAAGAGTAAATAACATTGAGATTACTCAAGGTGGTACTGGATATACTCAAGTTCCTCTTGTAGAACTTTCTGCTCCACCAGCTGGCGGAACTCAAGCACTTGCATCTGCTTTTATTTTCAATGGAAGAATTTCTTCTATTGCTGTAAATGATCCTGGCAGTGGATACACTTCACCCCCATTAGTAACTATCACTGGCGGTAATGGTGCTGGTGCTGCTGCCGAAGCGTTCCTTGATACAGTTGACTTTGAACTTGATATCAATGGTGCTATTAGAACTTCTACATCTATCATTTCTGATACTGCTAGAGTTCTAAACCTTGATATTGAAAACTTTGTTACTCCAGACTTAGCACTCAGAGGTCCAAGTCTAAAAACATACATGAATGGAACTGGAACCATTTGGAGTTCCAATGTAATCCTTCAAAAAGGAGATTACAGATATTTTGGTCAAAACGTTTATGAGGCACTTAACTCTGGTCAAACTGGAGTTCTTGGACCTGAACATAGTGATGGCATTGAACTGAATGGAGAAGTAAGATTTAAGCATATTGGTTTTAGAGTTGTAGATCCAAATAATGAACTGTATCTACAAACTGGAGAAGCAGGATTATTCCCACGTTCAATTACACCTCAACTTGGTGATAGATCAGATAGAATTGCTACAACAGAATACGTCCTCAACCTAGCAACGAATGACGTTGGTGGTCGTATCTATGTTTCCGAACAGATTGGTTCCGATCTAAACGATGGTCGTTCAGCTGTAAACCCAGTTAGAACCATCAAGAAAGCGGCGCAACTTGCTTGGGAAACGGTTGGCGTAAAAGAAACTATTATTGTTTCTGGTGGTGATTATGTAGAAGATAACCCAATTTCACTCCCACCAGATGCTTCGGTTGTTGGTGATAACTTGCGTCTTGTTATCATTAGACCAGGAAATCCAAACAAGCACATCTTTAAGTTTGGTGATAAAAACTATGTAACTGGTGTTACGTATAGAGACCAAGTTGATTCAAACGGAGACCCAGTAGCAACTTGGGACTTTGCTATGGTCTTTGACGACAAGCAAAGAATTTCTATTGACTATGATGCTAATGGCGATTTTGGAACATCATTCCCAATTGGTCATCAAATTTTTGGTCCAAACAGATTTAGAGTTACTTTCCAGAATAACACAGGTCTTTCAGATCTACAGACTGGCGTTGAAGTTGTTGGTGTCAACACTGGTGCTAGAGCAAATGTTCTAGATGTCATATTCAACTCAACAACTGGAGCAAATGCGTATGTTTCTGGAACACTTGATGTTGAACTATCATCTGGTTCTTTCGTTGAGGGTGAGCAATACGACTACCTTATATCATCAACAACTGGACCAGCAATTGCTCTAACTATTTCTCAGACTGCTGGGGAAAACACTCTTAGATTTACTGATGATCCAGAATCAACCATTCCAGCTGGAACATATGTTTTCCTAGATGATACAACTGATGCTAATTTTACTCAAGGTTATTATCAGGTAGGATCTATTGATGACGCCAATGCTCCAACATACTGGGATGTAAACTTTGTTCCTGTTTTAGGATCTCCTGGATGGGATAGTTCCACTTCAGCATCAATTACTATCAATGAAGCATCTCCTGATATTGAAACGTTTGATACAACCAGACTAAGATCAATTAGAGCTGAAGGTGAGGTTGTTTCTGTTGATGAGGATATTACAACAACTTTACCAATTGTAAGACTTGACTTCTCACTACAAGGAGATCCCAGTATTGCTACTGGTGGTTTCCAAGAAGCACAGTTTGGTAGTGCTGAAGATCTTGGTGGTGTTGTTTTCTACACCAGTGATCTTGTAGGAAGAACCAATACCCACGAGTTCAAAGAGGGTCAGGAAATCATCATCACTGGAATGCCAGTGGCAAACCCAGACCTTTCTGCGTTGAATGGTAAGCAAAGAATTTATAAAGTTCTTGAGGATGCTGACGGTAGAGCAAGAAGATTTGTTATTCCTAAGAAGTTTCCATCAATTGCTAATCCAGATCTAGATCCTGGTGAATTTGCCACGGTTCAGTCTTACTCAAAAGTAATTACACTTTCACTACTAAACTCACCAAACAAGTTCCAACTTACAACTCCAACTGATAGAAGATATCAGGATGCTTGTCAACTCATCAGAAACAACAGAGATTTTATTGCTGATGAAGTTGTAGGACGTATCAACGATGAGTTCAAGAAAGAATATTACTCAGCATATAACATTGATACGGTAAACAACACTTTTGATATTTTCCTAGGAACAAGCAACTTTGCTCATACTTATGTAAGTGGCGGAACTGTATACTTTGGAGCAACTCCATACACGATCACGGATTTTGTTTGGGACAATCTTAGCACTGGTGTTGCTACTATTACTCTAAGCACTGCTCCTGGTTTTGTTGAAGATGATATTATTAGAATAGAAGATATTCTAGTTTCATGTGCTAATGGCGAAAAGTTATATCCAAGTTTTAGCATCCCCGTAGATGATGATCAGTGCCGTCAAGACATTGTTCACTTCTTGAATGCTCTAGTAAGAGACCTTGAGTTTGGAAGCAACCACAACGTCTTAGAAGCAGGTTCTAAGTATATCACTGGAGCTAAGATTGGATATGTAGAGAATGAGATTGTTCAAACCGTCCGTGCTATTGAGTATGCCAGAGAGTTGGCAATCTATGCGATGTGTAATTGGAGAATTGGAAACAGAACTCCTGGTGATCCTCTATATGCTCCACAGTATTCTACACTTGACAGATATTTTGATGATACTGTTATTACAGCAACTGCTGGAACACCAGCTTGTTCTAACGTAGCATCTGCTATTACAACACTATCATATTTGTTTATTGATGTTGTTGCCAACAACACAAGTGGAACTTATCTAGACGCAGCATACCTAATCGCAAGAAACAAAGATCTCATTGCTCATCAGGCACTCCTAGATACCCAATCACAGTATCCTACACTAGGTCTTTCAAATACACACGAAAGAAAGTGCCTCAGAGACATTGGATATGTTCTAAGAGGTCTCATCAGGGATCTGTGCCTTGGTGGAAACGCTGGAACAGTTACAGCAGCAAAAGCGTACTTTACTGCTAATGTTCTATCTGGTGTTGATGTAGATCAGATTGAAGAAACAAGATACGCTTATACCAAGGTAAGAGATTACGCTATTGACGCAATGCGTAATTGGACTGATGGTGCTGGAACACCAGTAACAACATCATCAGATATTCCACAATTCACAGATGGAACTATTCTGGCAGATCCAGGAAGTCCAGATTGCGCCAATGTAGCATCATCAATTGGCACTCTGATGGGAATTCTTGATGCAATTCTTGAGTATGGTGAAGATAGCGAAAGTCCAACTGCTACTGCTCCAACATCTGTAATTGAGAATTATGGAACTCTATATGATATTTCAGAAATTATTACTTACCCAGATAGCTATCTTACTGATTTTAATAATCAAGTAGTAGCAATTCGTGGCGACTATGATGACTATCCAATTATTGAAGCCTCACCTTATACACAGAATGCATCTGTCATTTCATTCTTAGGGGGTGGCGGCGCTAGAGTTGATGGTTCTAAGGTCAAACAACCCAACTGTCCTTTCCCTGGTCTAGAATTAGATGGAACAGCATCATTCCCCAACCAAGGTAAGTCCATGGTTGCTGCTGCTTTCACCATTGTATCTTTTGGTGGAACGGGATATGAAATTATCAATGATGGTTATACTCAGTTAGTTTCTGTCTTCGTTATCTTCTGTGCTGACGGTGTTCTTGCCGAATCTGGTGGATATGCTTCTATCACAAACTCAGCAACAAACTTTGGACAATATGCTTTAAGAGCAACTGGATATAGAGACGAAGCATATGAATTTGACGTTGCTACTGTAGATGTTGTATCTCAGACAGCAACTGGAAGAACTACACTTACTATTTCTGGTATAGGAAGAGAACCACTTGAGCACTATGTCTGTAAGTTTGATGGTTTCTCCAATTTTGATGACGAAACAGAATACTTTATTGATTCTGTAAGTCAGGTTTCTGTTGGACCTCCTTTCTCCGCTACTATCACCATTGATGATGGAACTGGAACTCCACTAGAACTTATCAGAGATTCTGATGGTGCTGTAATTACTGGTCTAACAAACTTACAGAATGCTCTAACACCACAAGGTCAGAACGCTACAATTAGACTACACAGACCATCTATTGTTAATAGTTCTTCTCACACTTGGGAATATGCTGGTTCTGGTACTAACTACCTTGCTCTTCCAGAGAACGGTGGTACTAAGATAGAAGCATTTGAGCAAGTATCTGAGAACTATGGTAGAGTCTATTGTTCTGGTACGGACGAACTTGGTGACTTCAAAGTTGGTACTTTTGCTAGAATTGAAAACAGAACTGGTAATATTACCTTTACTGGTACAGTTACGATCTCGGAAGTTGAATTCCTCAAACTGAAGGGTGGAGACGTTGTTGTTACTGGTTTTGACGCATCCAATACTCTTGGTGGTGCTAACGCAACCGACTCCAAACTACCAACTCAAAAAGCAGTTAGAGATTACATCACCAACAACCTTGGTCCATACATCAACAAACCATATTCAACCAACGCTGTTCCTAGAGCACTAGTCGAACTTACTGATTCTGGTAAGATTTCTCTAGATCAGATTCCCGCTCTAAGACCATTCAGTGTCTACACTGTTGCTGATGAAGCAGAAAGACTTTCGATTGAAGGGGCACTTGCTGGTGATATTGCTATTCAGCAAGACACATCAACATCGTTTATTCTAAACAACGATCTCGATAGTCTATTCCTTGGTTTTGCTGTAGACCCAACGCTACAATTTACCAATCAAAATATTTACACTGGAACACCTTCTACGGGAAGAATTCAAGCAACTGAATACAGAGAAGGTGTTGTATATCAAATCAATATCACTGATGGTGGATCTGGTTATACAGTAGCACCAACGGTTACAATTTCTGGTGGTAGTCCAGACCCCAATGGATCAGTTCCTGCTACAGCATCATGTACCATTGCAAATGGTGAAGTTGTTACAGTAACTATTACTGAGAATGCTGGATATAGGGGTGGTTATGGATACACAGCACAACCTATTGTAACCTTTACTGCTCCTCCTGGTGCTGGAACACAAGCAACTGGTAATGCTTTTATAGAAAGCAGACTATATGGTGATGTTGTCAACAGAATCAAAATGCTTGACACAGATAATTTTGATGACGATCTCGGAAATACAATTAATATTACTCGTGTTGTAAATACTTCTGCTTCCGATATCAACAACTGGGTATCTCTATCTAGTGATTCTGTTTCTGTTGGAACTCTTGTTGGTCCTGGTGTTATTTCCACAACCTTACTTGGTACTGGAGCAGCAAACTCATTCACATTCCTTAGAGGCGACGAAAGTTATGCTCTAGCAGTTCAATCTCTCAAGGGTGCTGAATCTAGATACTTTGCTCAACTATATTCAACTGCTACTGTAGGATCTGCTCAACTTATCTTTACAACAAACTCCAATACTCTAATTGGACACGAAGTTAAACCAACGGTTGCTGGTATTGCTAACGACACCTCAATCAATGGTGTTGTAACTACTGGAGGTTTGACAACTGTATCAATCAATAATCCACTAACAGCAGAAATACCTGCGGGAACTGTTATTGAATTTGAAAGAGGATCTTCTCCACTACTATTTGAATCTTCATATACTCAGGGTGGATTTATTGATCAATTAGTTATTGGAAATGGTGGTACTAATTATACCGATGGTCAGTATTTTGATGTTGGAATTGATGGTGGTGCTGGAACTGGACTAAGAGCAAATATTGTTGTTTCTGGTGGAACAGTTACTGAAATTACTGTTACAAACTCTGGAACTGGATACACAAATGACTTTACCGTCAATCCAAATCCAGCAGATATTGGTGCTGGATCTAACCTAGTTTTACTAGCAAAAACTAGCACAGTAAACAGACAGTATGCGAACGTATCTCTTGACATTCAGAGAGTTTCCGATCTTACTATTTCTGCCGATGAATATGGAACTATTGGTGTTGCTAGATTCCTCAAGTCTCAGTTCAAAATTGGAGAATCTGGAAACGGATCTATTGACATTAGAACAGGTCCTGATAGTGGACTAGATGCTGACTTACTTGACGGCGCACAAGGCGCTTTCTATACAAACGCATCCAACATTAGTTCTGGAACTTTAGATTCTGATCGTCTATCTGGAACATATAACATCTCAATTTCTGGTCAATCGGCAAACACGATTCGTCTATTGACTGGTACATCAAACCCATCTTCAAACCCACTACCCAAGGATTTTGCTCAAGGTATTGTTCTAAACAGTGTCTTCAATAGTTCAAATGGACTATCAACTGCATATCCATCTGTAACAGGTATTGATCCTAACGATCCAAACTCAACTCCCACATCGACAAAACATCTTGTAATGTCGATCAGAACTGAGGGTAGCGGTATTTCAACTGCTGCTGGTGTTAGACAACTAGCATTTGCTGATGATGATAGCATCTACACTCGTGGTTCTGGAAGTGAAGCAGGACAATCAACTACATTTGGATCATGGAATAAGATTTGGAGTTCTGGAAACCATGGTCTAGATAGTGGACTTGATGCTGATAAACTTGATAACAAGCAAGGTCTTTGGTATCAAGATGGTTGGAACATCAAAACAAATGAGTTGTTTGATACCAGAATGCCACGCTGGTTAAGCCCAACTAAGTTCAGAAATCAACTAGAAATTAAATCGTATTCTGGAACAGATACTTATTATAGAATTCTTGTAAGAGAGAATCTTCCTATTGATCCAGGTGGAGATTATGAACCAAACTCCCAAATTAATGTTTATGATGCTAACTTCCAAGACATTAGTGATTTCTTCATTACCGATGCCTTCCGAAATGTAGATATTGATGATCCAACAAATACTTACACAATGCTTATCGGAAGACTTCCTTCTGGTGGTGATATTACTCTTGCTAAGTATATTGGTTTCGCTGGCGAAGAAAAAGTATTTGAAAACTATGAAATCTATGATACAAATACTTACACCGTATCAAAACTAGGAAATGATAGTGGAGATGCATTTTTACAGTTAGGAAGAAGAGATGGTGTAGCATCTTCACAACCATACATTTGGTTTAATTCTTCATTATTCCCAGCACTAGATGGAAATGGAGATCCATCATATAATGCTGCCATTGTTGCTAGTGGAGGAGATGCCACTACAGGATCAGGAACACTAGAATTCCTAGTAGCAAATGAAAATGCGGTAGAGATCAATGGTTCTGTTATCTGGAACGCATCAAACGTAGCGTTTAACAATACAAACGTTGTTACAACATATCTAGAAGATGGAACTACTCCAAACCTAAGATCAGCAGTAATGCGCGATGGTTTTGGAAACTTCTCTGCTGGAACAATTACTGCTTCTCTAACTGGTGCCGCTTCACTCAACGTGTTGAAGACTGGAGACACCATGACTGGTGCTCTGCTAATTACGAATGTCGGTGCTACAACAACTGCTCTTAGTGTTTCTGGTAAAGGTGTATTCCTTGCTGGTGCTACCGTTGCCGCTGACTTTGCCGTTGATACTGGAACACTCTATGTGAATTCCACAAACAACAGAGTAAGCATCAACACTCCAGTTGATGGTGGAACAGGCGCATTTATTGAAACCAATCCACTGAAGTTGAATGTTTATGATGCTAACCAATCACTAGCATTCCAGAGTGATACGGCGCTTACAGCAAATACAAGTTTCTATCAATTCTCTATCTTCAATAAGGTTGATGGTGGCGAATCTGGATTGATTCTACAACATGGCGATGGAGAAGTAGCACAGTGGGGTATTTCTACTGTAAGAACTGGAAATTATGTTGGCGATCTTATCTTTAGAACGAGAGTTGCTAATTCACAAAATTCCAAGAGACTTACTCTTACAAATGGTGGCAATCTAATTCCAGCGACAACAAATGCTCAATCTGTTGGTAGCAGCACGAATAAGTGGCAAGAGATTTATACACACATTTCTCTAGTTCAAGATAGTGTAAGAATTGGAGATGCTTCCGCTAATGCCGAGGCAGATGTTCAATTCAAGGGTGCTAGTGCTTCTCCTGGTGGCGGTAGAAACTTCCGTATTGGTAATAACATCGGTGCTGGTGTTGATGTATTTGCTATCTATTCTTCTGGAACTGATGGTGGTATTGACTGGAAGAATACTCTCGGAACTCCAGAAGCTCCAGCATTAGCAATTCAAGGTGCTAATAATAGAATTGGTATTAATACCACAGAATTTAGTGGAATTGATAATTCGGATGAAGAAAATCCAATTACAAGAAACTATATTCTAAACGTTCAGGGAGATATGAACCTGAATGGTATTCTTTATCAAAACAATGAGGAATTTGTAACTTCAAGATGGACAGAATCTAGCGATTTTGATGGAGCAAATATTTACAGATTGTCTTATGTTGGTATCAACAAAGAAGATCCACAATATGCTCTGGATGTTTCTGGTGATCTTAATATGACTGGCGTTCTAAGAGTTAATGGAACTGCTCAGTGGTTAGATTCTTATGGCATTATTAAAGTTACTAATTCACTCATCGCAGAAGACGTAACAATTCCATCTGGAACAATTGCATATAGTAATGGTCCAATTGACATTGCGGATACATTTGCGATAACCGTAGAAGATGGTGCCGTCTGGTCTATTGTTTGATTATAAATACATCAAGAAAAGTCCAACTTCAAACTTATAAACCATGTCAATTATTAGAGTAAATTCCATTGAAAATAATAATGGAGTTCCAGTTTTGAACTTTGACCTAAATGGCAACTTAGTTGTTCAAAATGGTTTAGGATTGCCAGTTGTCAATGATTCAACTCGACCAGCGGCACCCGCTGTTGGAACAGTTGTTTATAATACTGATGATAGAGTTACTCAGGTATATACTGGTGCTGAAGTTGGATGGGTTGATTTAGGAACTCCTGCTGTTCCATTTGAAGCAACATTTACTTCACTATTATCTTCTTGGAGTAGAACTGGTCCAACTTCTATTGGATCTGCATATGCAGGAACACCATTAGACGGTCAAGTAACTTTAAGTGCTGGTCAACAGTTGTGGACTGTTCCCTATAGCGGAATTTACCGAATAAAGGCATATGGTGCTCAGGGAGGATGTTCATCCAATTGTAGAGGTGGTGGTGGAGCTGTAATCCAAGGTGATTTTTCACTTGCAGAAGGTGAGATAATTAAAATTCTAGTTGGATCCAGTGGTCCTCTGAGTCCAAATGATTGTGATACTGGTGGTGGCGGCGGAACTTATGTAGTCAAATCTCCATACAATACACAAGCATCTATTCTGTGTATTGCTGCTGGCGGTGGAGGTGGAAGTAACTCAGGTCATAACAGTCAAGGATGTGGAGACAGAACAAACCTAACTGGAAACGGAGCTGGTGGTAAAGATGGTCAGATTGGAAATGCTGGTGTAAATGGTGCTGGTGGAAATGCTGGAACTGGTGGATATGCTGGTGATAGATCAAACAGCAGCTCCAACAGAGGAAATCCTGGTGGTGGTTTCTTCTCTGGTGGTAATAGTGGATCAAGTAATCCAACATGGGGCGAAACTACTGCTGGATACTCATATCTAGATGGTGGTAATGGTGGAACATCTAACGATACCACCAATTCCTACGGTGGATTTGGTGGTGGCGGCGGCGGTCACGGCAACTGCTTCATCTCTGGCGGTGGCGGCGGTGGATATAATGGCGGAGGATGCCAAGTTCAGTATACTGATCGCCACGGCGGATGTGGTGGCGGATCGTTTAACTCTGGTTCGAACCAAGTTGGAACTGCTGGTGGAAATTTTGTAGAATCTGGTCCACCAGCAATGGGCAAAGTTGAAGTAGCTCTGGTATAATATCAGTATCTTATAAATTATTTGGCGTGAAATTTGAAGCAACGTTTGATTCTTTGTTATACCAAAACAATAATATTGAATGGGTTTCTCCATTCATTCTAAAAAACAAATTACCTTTTGATGTTTTTGACGAACTAAGTCGAGCATCAAAGGGTAATCTTTATGTTGATAAATTAGTAGGATTATTCCCAGATCAGTATCAAATAGACCTGAAAGAGTGTCCTTTATTTGAAAAACATGCTTTGAGTGTTTCTGATTTTTTTGCTGAGAAATGTGGAAAGACTCCAATATTTACAGAAATAAGACAAAATGTTCCATATGGTTCTAGTGTTTATGTGAAAGACCTATGGGTAAATGAAATGTATTCTGGGTCATATAATAAATTACACAGACACGATGGTCTAATGAGTTTTATTATTTTTATTGATGTTCCATATACACACGAGGATCAGGTAAAAGAAGAACAATATATTGATGATCCACAAAAGGTAATGAATGGATGTACTGAGTTCTTAGATCCATACACCCAATCTCTTTACAAACTAAGAGTAGAAAGAGGAATAGAAGGTAATATGTTCTTATTTCCTTCTTGGATTTATCATGTAGTATACCCATTCAAAAATGTAGATAAACCCAGGGTGAGTATGGCAGGAAACATTTCATTTGATTATAGAAAATGACAAATATATTAAATTGGAATTCTAATATTCCACAGACATCATTTGCTCCCAATTGGTCGATACCATTTTATCATAATATCGTTCTCAATAATTCAGAAATATCTGATATTAAAAAGGTCATTCTGGAAAGAGAACAAAGTATTATTAATTATTTTTCAGAAACCACAAATGATGGTGGAACTGGATTGGGTCCAAATAGTTTAACATCAAAGTTTAGAAAATTTAATATTCTTACTTGGAATTATTCGTGGGTTGATAAAATAAAATCTTCTATCATTTCTGGAATTTTATCTTTAGAGAATTCAGATTCTCCGCCATCTCCAATATATGCTCAGTGCTGGGCTAATGTTATGAGAAAAGGTCAAAAAATTCATCCACATTGGCATAGTTCGTTTGAATATAGTTATCTTGGGGCTCATATAACAATAGCAGCAGAAGACACAAAAACATATTATGAAAATCCTTTTAATAAATTTAACGTTCAAGCATTTGATAATATCCCAGGATCGTTGACAATATTTCCAAGTTACCTTGTTCATTGGACTGACGTTCACGATGGCAATGATGAAAGAATTACATTAGCAATGGACTTCATAACAAAAGAGTATTATGATATAACCAATGAAGAAGATATAAAAAATAATTTTTGCTTGTTAGTATAATGTATCCAGTAGTTATTCACGACAATTTTTTCCCCGATCCAGATAAAGTAGTAAAGTTTGCTCTGGAACAAGAGTATTTCTCTGATAGTAAGGGATATTGGCCAGGAAAAAGAACCAAACAATTACATGAATTAGATAACGATTTGTTTGTTTTTGTTGGTAATAAAATTCATAATATATTTTACGAATCAACTCCTAGGTTTTGGGAAATGGAAATATCATTTCAATTAATATCTCCATTACATTCAGATCCAAACAATAAGAAAAATTATGGTTGGGTCCATAAAGACGTAAATAGTTTTTTTGGTGGTGTTATTTACTTGAATAAAGATACTCAAGAAAATACAGGAACAAGTATTTTTAGTCCAGTAAAAGGATATTCTCAGGATGTATCTTCTTTTTTAAAAGCAAAAGAAAATTTATATCTGGGAAATAATATTTCAGATGATGAGTATAATGATAGTTATGATTCATATCACTCACAATACAAAAAAACCGTATCTATTGAGAATGTTTACAATAGAATGGTTTTATTTGGAGGAGATATTCACCACGCCGCTCAATCTTTTGGAAGAAATCAAGACAGGTTAACTATTTCTTTTTTCTCAAAAGGATTGGTCGGTTCTTACCCACCTCTCATAAGATAAATATACTTAGCATTATTTCTAGAAAAATGATTAAAAAATTTGATGACTTTGCTGATGTGAAAGAATGGGTTTCTGCAAGATCAAAACGTTTTGTCTTTATTTTAGATAAGCAATGTGATGCATGTAGAAGAAATTTTGTGGATGTAAAAGAAGAAGTTGTAAAGCATTTTCCTGATTGGGAATTTTGTCAGATCTATATTCATGATTGGTGTGCTACACAAAGATTGGAAGACATGCTACACCCAGATAACCAAACTGGAGGATTTTATCGGATTGGTTTAGTAGCGACACGTATCGATCAGACAGAATATACAATCAATTACATCAGAAATTGTAAGTGAATAAATAACAACACACACCATTACATGTGATAACTATGGATCCCGCAGCACTAAAGAAAAACTTTGAAGAGCAAATTGCTACTACCGTAAAGCAAATTGCTGAACTAGAAGAGAACCTCCAGAAAGCAAAAGAGTATAAGATCAAACTACAAGGTGGTCTTGAAACTCTTGGACTTCTAGAAGGAGAACCAGAAGCACCAGCAGAAGAGGCACCTGCTGAATAAATACTAAATCCCTTCTTCCTAAATAGGTAAGAAGGGATTTTTTGTGTGTAATGGCATCTCCAAGTTCTAGGGCTGATCTTATCACTTATTGTAAGAGGCAGCTTGGTGAGCCTGTCCTCCAAGTTAATATTGACGACGAGCAGGTCAATAATGTTATCGACGATACCATCCAGTTCTTTCAGGAGAACTGCTACAATGGTATGGAGAGATGTTATTTGTTCCACGAAATCAATGCTGATGATAAAACCAGATTTGAAAGTAGTGTAACTACTTCAAGTGGAACAACGGATTGGAAAGAAACTACTAACTATATTCCAATTCCAGATCATGTTGTAGGTGTCACTAGAGTATTCGGTCTAGTCAGCAACTCAATCCGTTCAAACCTTTTTGGTGTTGAGTATCAGTTGTATCTGAATGACTTGTATGCGTTCGGATCACTTGATATCCTCAACTACTATATGAATAAGCAGTATCTAGAAACTCTGGATATGGTACTCAACAATGGATCATTCCAGCAGTTCAGATACACAATGCGTCGTGATCGTTTGT